ATCCGTTTAGATGGGGTAGTGTTATTACAGTTAAGAATACTTCTAAAGATACTCGTCCAGTTTTGTCAAAAGGTTGGATTGAAAAAGTAATATACGATTCAACTAAAGGTGCAGTGTCTTTAAAAAGTATGTTAGGCGAGTAATGCTCAGAGATATTGTAAAAATAGCAGTAAGGTAAAAATAATGATAATACTAAATAATGAAATAGTACCAGTAGCAAAGTTTCCTGCTGGGGAGATTAGGATTAATGTTAAGGCTCTTGATATTAATGAAATAGAACTAAAGTTTGAGGGTTCCGATGATATTATCGCGTTACAAATGATTTGTGACGCAATTAAACAACAAGGTAAAGAACCCAATGTATTAATTATGAGATATGTGCCTTATGGTCGTCAAGACAGAGTTTGTAACACAGGTGAGTCGTTTAGCTTAGAAGTTTTTGCTAAGACTATTAATGAATTAAAGTTTGGTTCAGTAATTATACAAGACCCACACAGCTGGCAACAAGTTACTATGATAGACAACTCAGTAGTAGTCCCACAAAGTGACACGTGGTTAGATGCTGTCAAAACGTTTAGTAAAACATATAAAGACAAAAATACTGAGTTTACTTTAGTATCTCCTGATGCAGGAGCTAAAAAGAAAATTGAGACTTTATCATGCTTATCTGATATTTCATCGATTTACTGTGATAAAGTAAGAGACCCTAAGACAGGTAGACTATCAGATTTTACTGTACAAGGTGACCAAAAGCTAAACGGCGTTTATTGTATTGTTGATGATATATGTGATGGTGGCGGTACATTTATAGGGTTAGCTAAAGAGTTAAAAAGATTGGGTGCTAGTAAAGTACTGTTATGTTGTACTCACGGTATCTTTAGTAAAGGTATTGATTGTATCTTAGAAGAAGTTGATGAAATTTACACTACAGATTCATTAATGTACTATACAAGATTTAGTAATGATGAAAAATTTAAAGTTATTTATAGTGGATATTTTGAGGAGACTTATAATGGAAATTAAAAGCCAAACAGTAGAGTATAAAGGTACTACAAAGTTTAAGTACACTATTACTAGTGACAACGAGGTTAGGATTAAAATCCCTGATAGGTTTATTGGAACGGTATTTGAGCAAGGCTGGATTAGTATGTGTAATGAAATGACCCAAGTATTGCTAACAGTGCCTAGAACTGCCACGTTAAGAGGCAGAACTGGGCAAAAGGTTAGTAAAATAGCGCCAAAAGTACACTTACGTATTGGACAAAAACACGTAGGCAACTATGATATTTTTAATAAGACATACACAGAAGTTAAAAAGGAAGTAGAATGAGAATTATGAGAAAAAATCCGATACTTTGTATCGACAGTTATAAGCTTGGACACATCACAATGGTTCCAGAAGGTGTTGAAACAAGCTACTTAAACTTTACTCCAAGAAGTCTTAAGCATCTAGATAAGATAATCCCAAAAGAGGTTCAAGATGATACTCTAGTTGCGTATGGTGCTAGATTAGCAATAAAAGAGATTCACGAGAACTTTAAGCAAGATTTCTTTGCTTTAGATATTGATGAGATTATGGAGGAGTTTTTAATAGAAATTAAACCTTTTGTTGGAGATAACTCTACGGAAGTAATTGAAAGAAGTATTAGAAATTTACACGCTTTAGGTTACTTACCATTAGAGATAAAATGGATTGCTGAGGGAACTATAGTACCAGCTAACACTCCGATTATGACCATCAAAAACACTCATTCATCATTCGCTTGGCTTCCAGGGTACCTTGAAACTTACATTTCAGCTGAGTTCTGGAAAAGAGCAACAAGTGCAACTATAGCAAGAGCGTATAGAAAAATATTAATTAAGTATGCTAAAGAAACTTGCGATAACACTTTACACGTAGACTATCAGGGTCACGACTTTAGTGCTAGAGGGTTGTCTGGTGCAGAAGATTTTATTAAAAATGGTACAGCACATTTATTATCATTTAAAGGTACTGATATAATTCACTCTGCTACACTTATAAAGCACTTATATAACGTAGAAAACATTGACGTTATAGGCTGCTCAGTTCCAGCTACAGAGCATTCTGTGATGTGTCTTGGAAGTACAGCTGAAACTGAAGTTGAAACATTCAGAAGACTTATTAAGCTATATCCTAGAGGTATCGTTAGCATTGTATCTGATACTTGGGATTTCTGGGATACAATTACAGTTAAAGCACTAGAGTTAAAAGAAGATATCTTAGCTCGTCAAGAGGACTCTTTAGGGTTATCTAAACTAGTATTCAGACCTGATACTGGAAATCCAGTTGATGTTATTTGTGGATTAAATATTATTAAAACATTAGATGTACAGGTACTAGGTTGGGATAAACTAACGTTGAATGAAGTTCCCGTACAAAACACAGTGTATTTTGATGGTAACAAGTACAGATGGATTTATGCTAGATGTGACGAAACTACAGGATTATGCGTAGAGATTGATATTGACCAGGCTGAATATCCTGTACCTGAAGCAGAAGCTAAAGGTGCTATTGAATGCTTATGGGACATCTTTGGTGGTAGTGTAAACGATAAAGGTTTCAGAGTTCTTAATCCTAAAGTTGGTCTAATCTACGGGGATAGTATTACATCTCAAAGAGCAATAGATATTTGTGAAAGGCTTAAAGCTAAAGGATTCGCTTCAAGTAACATAGTATTTGGTATTGGGTCTTATACTTACAATTATACTACAAGAGATACATTAGGTTCTGCTATTAAAGCAACATACGCTGAGATTAGCGGTAAAGGGTTTGATATATTTAAAGCCCCTAAAACAGACTCTGGTAAAAACTCAGCTAAAGGTCTATTATCAGTAGTATTAGAAAACAATAAAATTGTAACATTACAGCAATGCACAAAAGAACAAGAAGAAAAAGGGTTATTAGTTGTTGGTTATAACTCTGGGGTATTTTCAGAAGAGAAGCCATACTTCAATGAAATTAGAGCAAGAGCTCAAATAAATTTATAAGGAGTAAAAATGCTTAATGTAGATTATAAGCACGATGTAGGAAGTGAGGTTTACTTCCTATCTGAAAATAAAGTTGTTACTGGTAAGGTTAAGGAAGTTACTATTAAGGTAACAAGAAATCATTATAATGTACAGGAAGTTCTGGTAGTTTGTGATGTACAGTATAGACGTGCAGAACGCGCTGATATTGTGAAAACAAGTATAAACCAAGACTTACTGTTTAGTACAAAAGACGAGTTATTAAAATCACTATAAAGGAACAAAATGTTTGGATTAAGAAGGCTTAAGATATTTACAGTACCACATATGACTGTAAAAGATAAGTTAACTGAGGCTTTGGGGGTGTTTAACACAGCTAAAACTCAGTTACAAGAAGTGGTGTTCTCAGCTAATACTGAGATTAAAGAGAAAGAGGAGTTAGTTGCTAAGGCTTTAGAAGAGTTTGAAAGGGTTAAAAAGGTACTAGACGCTAATATTGAAAAGAGTAAGCAAGAAACTGATGCTCTACAAGAGCTTAAAGTACAAGCTCAAAATATTATGAGTAATATTGATGCTTTAACAAATAATAAAATTCAAATTGTAAAGGATGAAGAAGATGATGGAAGAAATTGTTAAAAAGTTTACTAAAATTAAAGAGACTATTATGGCTCTTAATACTTCTGATTGGGAGGTATTAGGATTAGCTTCAATAAGTTGTATGTTAGTTAATTTTGGGTTTGGTGGCACTTTAGGGGGCATCGCCTCTGGTGTTGTTATTGGTTTATTACTTTTAAAGAAAATTTAAGGAGATTAGAATGAAGACAAAATTATATGCAGTATTATTTGTAGGGTTTTTAGTTGCCATCACAGTATATGATGGGTTTTTTATTACACAAGAGGGTAATACTTCTGTTGTAAAGTCGTTTGGTAAAGCACAAAAAGAAGTTGAACCAGGTTTCCACTTCAAAGTTCCGTTCACAGATTCTGTTGTTAATCTAGATATTAGAGAAAGAAAATCTGGTGGTGCTATGCAAGTGTCTACTTCAGAACAAATGCCAGTAGATGCTATCATCACTGCTAACTGGAGTATTAAAAAAGGTTCTGGGCTTGGGTTATATAAAGACTATGGTTCATTAGAGCAATTTGAAGATAAAGTACTTGCACCTAAACTTTTAGAAGCTGCTAAGCAAGGTGCTGCGAAGTTTACTGCTGAAGAACAAATGAACAAAAGAGACTTAGTTACGAATACAATCAAAGAAGCATTTATACAAAAAGTTTCTTATTTACCTATTGATGTGTCTGCAGTACAAATTGAAGAGTTAGTGTTTAACAAAGATTACTTAAATAGTATTGCTAATAAACAAACTCAAAAGAATAATGCTGATGCTGAAAGATTTGTATTAGAAAAACATAACTTAACAGCTAGACAAAAAGAGAATACTGCACAAGCAGAGGCTAATGCTACTATAATGGTTGCTAAAGCTGAAGCTGAGAGTATTGAGTTAAAAGGGAGAGCTGAAGCTCAAGCTATTGAAGCTAAGGCTAAAGCTTTACAAGGTAACCCATTAATCATAGAATTAACAAAGGCTCAGAACTGGAATGGTAGCTATGTAACTACTAATATTGGTGCTGGTACTCAACCTATTGTTGATTTAAGAGAGAAAAAATAAGGATTCATTATGGGCATATTTGCTTTATATGTAGTTTCATCGTTATTAATGATGATGTTTATCCTCTACGTTGAAAATCTGTACAGATTCAACGTAGAGCCCGATGGTCACGAGCTAACAGAAACTAATAATAAAGGGGTATTAATTATCCTTAGTTTTATTCCAATAATTCAATACTTAACAGTACTATTTTTCTTAGTTAAACTTGCTGTATATTATATGGAGTTTAGCGATGTTAAAAAGGGTTAAAGAAGTATTTAAAGAGTCAGTTAATAGCATAGAGTTACCATCTATATCTAGTATAGTTTGGGCAGTAACCCCTACTATAATAAAAACGATTCTTATAGCAGGCTTTGTGTCTGCTCTAGCATTACTTGGACTAATATTATACGTATTAGTTTCATCTTTGCTTAATTGAGGGCTTTACGCCCTCTTTATGATTGTTACGGAACACAAAGTGTTGGAGTTCGAATCTCTGGACAATCTATATCAAATATTATAAAGGATTATTATGCAAAAAGGAAGTTTTGTTCAAGATACTGAAACAGGTAATAAATATGTTGTTGAAAGAGTTGGTTCTAGAAACCTCTCAGTGTATGGAAAAGACGGTACTGTTAGAACTGCCGACTGTACTGAAGAAATCTTATGCAGAAGTTCAATTGGAAGTAATGTTTATTTCACGAAGTTATCTGCTGTAGTAAATGGTGCTACATCTGGTAGTAAAGTTAAGGTGAAGATTATAGAGTGTAAAGTGTTAAAAGAAGACTTTGAGTTTGTGGCTGAGTTCAATAATACATCAGATTTATATATATCTTTGGCTATGGCTGTGTCTAAAAAAATAGAAGAGGAGTTATCAGATAATGTAATTAGAGAAAAGGGTAAACAACCACTCGATATTAACCATAGAAGCGACATAGAGTTTTCTGTTATAGAAATTGACGAAACAGCTAGTGTAGATGAACAATATATGCAAATTGTTGGTGCTATTACAGGTATGACAAAAGAGATTAATGACTCTGCTGAACTTGCTGATACAAAAGATTTAGAAGCATTATTTGAAAAAGCTAAAAGTGCTTTAGATGGTTACGGTAAGATTAAACAAAAAGAAACATCAGGCTGGTTTAATAAATTAACGAAAGCAAAAGACAAAAAAGAGGCTGAATTATCTTCTGTTAGTTCTCATATTGATTACTTATTTGGTATCATAAACGACAAGTTTGACAAGCTTGTGAAGACGGGTGAAAAGTTTCAAAAGCTTAAAGTTGAAATGACTTCTCAAGTTGACGCTTTAGGAAAAGTACTAGATAAGTCTAATGAAGAGATGGAAGAGTACACAAGAAATGGTCAAATGGTTCCTATGAGATTGATATCAATTAACTCGCAAATTGCAGCATCATTTGAAGCGTACAAAGCTAAACTACTAAACATTGAAGCAGGTATCACTATGACTACTGGAGCAGTAATTGCGTTAGGTGCTAAACTGCCTGCAATGAGAGCTGGTATAAATGATGAGATGGCATTTGCTAGTTTATTAGCTGATGTCGGAAATGTACACGGTATGATTACTGAGGCAGCCGACTTGATGTTAGGTATTGCAGATAATACTTCCACTAATATTTATAATAAAGTGGAAGAAATCTTGACATCTCAGATAAATGATGATACAATGTTAAAGTACTTAGCATCAAGACAAGATAATACAGAGAAAATTGCTATTATGGTTTCTGGTAAAGCTCAAGAGTTGGCTGATAAGCTTTTATTAGAGTCTAATACTATTAAACAGATAGCATCAGAAAGTTCTGCGGAATCTAGTACTAGAAAGTTGAAGTTACTAAATGCGAAGTAGTAGACCAGGGCTTATGATTAAGTTCGGCGAGGGCTGCCCAGAGGCGGTTGTTGCTGGTATAATACAAAAGCTCCTAAGATTGAGAGTTCGTTTTAATAAGGACAGTAATAACCATCATCATACGTTTGGTTACACTGGTGAAGAGAATACATTGTTTATAATAGACGATGCTAACTACCTTGGGTGGGCAACTGATTATATCTCAGGGATTCACGAGTTTTACTATCAAAACTATGGTAATTACATAGTAGTTTCTGTGTTGGAGTTGATTGAAATACTAAGACTCAAAAATCTGCATAAAGGTACTTTTTACCAAGTTTTATCAGGTTATTCTGGAAGAGAGGTGAAATTTGACAAAAATAGTAATGTTTATAGGTACACTACTCTACTCTAGTAGTCTACTAGCTTGGAATTTTAACCAAGACGATTATAATAGGTTATCTGAAAAGCAGAAAGTTGTAATTAAAGATAGTTACGTGGTTGGTGAGTTGTACAATCTAGGTTACACTTTAGCGGCTTTATCTATTGTTGAGACTAGAGCTGGTGAGTATAAAGATTCCAATAATAACAGAATTTGTGGTCCTCATCAAATTGACGTTAAAGTTGCTTTAGAGCAAACTAACTCTAAAGGAGATTACAAAAAGTTATGTAAAAACGTACAAAATCATAGTATATTGTCTAGTCATTTAGCATTACGAAATCTAATATATTGGAAAAAGCATTCTAAAGGTTATAGACAAATGGTTAATAGATACAATAGAGGTTGGAACAGAACTAGTCATGACCTAGAATTTTTAAGAAGATTTGAGGTTGTTTTAAAAGTACTTCAAAAAAATCAGATGAATGGTATTTTATAATATGGCTGTATTCCTTGACCAAGATGCAATAGATAGACTTGAATACGAATTATCTATCGTATCAGCAAGAAACGATTTAGCTAAAAAAGCCCGTGATAAGCTAAAGATTATGTACTTGGACGTTACTAAACAGCACCTAGATGGACCTTTATTAACGCTTCTTGAAATTCGTAATGTTATTACAGTACTGTCAAGTGTAATACAATCAGATAACAGGTATTACCAGTCTTTTATGTTATTAAAAAAGACATATATTAAACGTGGATGTGCTCCAGAATTATAATTTACTCAACTGACTATGACATATATGTTGAGTGTCATCGCGATAGTCATATATTCGGTGGATGACCGTGTAAGTGGAAATCTTATTAGGTATAGTACGAAGTTTACAAGCTGTGCCAAGAACAAGCTCACCCAGAGGGGTCGCAGTACCTTTCAAGCCTCTGTAACATATACAAATACCAAGTTGGGCAAAGGGTGTAAAGGTACATTCCTGCATAGCAAAGAAAAACCTAAGACGAGAGCCAGTAATGCGTCAGTAATGGGTATTTGTGATGAACAAGTAGGGTATTAAGGCTAAGCCTTTTGTTACCCTACGTTTTTAGTCTAAAGGGCGCAAAGCATTGATGGTGATGCACTCCCCTCATAAGGGAGAATAAGGAGCGTGAGACACTTCTTCAACTAGGTTCAAGTCCGTAGTGTGCCCACCAACAACGTTTATAAATATTGGTTATACGCCTATGCTCAGGCTGGTTACCTGAGATTGACTATAATGTGGCTGGACGTAGTCTGCTCGCCATTTTAATTTTATATAGATTATAAAGGTATTTTATGTAAAGTTCAATTAACAAAGGATTTAAATGAGTGAACTATATGATTCAAAATTATTTAAAGTATACAAAGACTCTGATACTAGAATACTACACGTAGGTGATGTGATTATTTACACAATGTCTACAAGCAACTCCATCACGGATAACAAACCTTACGTAGTACGTGAAGTTGGTGTAGAAAATAGAAGCATAGTACTACTTGATAATACTAATAATGTCAGACGGTTGTATAAAGGTGCTGGATTTAAAGTAGTAGCGACTCAACCAATAGAGCAAGCAACCGCTGGAGACATATGTATAGCATTTAATAATAAAACGTATATAGCAGATGATACTACTTGGTTGGATTGGAATAAACAACCAAGATTAGCGGATAAAGTATTGGTGTTATCTACAAAATATGCTAAAGTTAGAAGATTTAAAAATAGTAAAATTACAACATTAAAGGAGACACCAAGTGGATATGATATCATTTAGAGGAATGCTGACGAAAATGCTTTACAACAAGCCAAAAATAGTTGAAGAGAGGGTAAAAAATAAAATTGCAAGGGTCTTGGATATTACTAATCAAACTTCTCTTAGTCCTGAGTCTTGCGCTATTATTATAATGATTACTGAAAACGAACTTGAAAGGGAACTTAATGCTACTAATTAAAATATTAAGTATACTAGGTGCAGTAACAGGTATTACTGGGGCAATACTATTAGCGCTACATTTATTTATGGTGTACGCTTATATGCTGTTTTTAATATCGTCTATATCGTGGTTTATAGTCGGGTGGTTATCTAAAAATATATCTCTTATATTAATGAACTTAGTATTTTTAGTTATCAACTCTTTAGGAATTTACACATATATGAGGTTAGGATGATTAACTCAATACAGACAAATACAATAGAGTGTATAGTTGGTAGAACAGAACTTATACATTTGTTAGATAATAAAGAATTAGATGCTAAAGACTTAGTTTTAATATCAATATCTGAACCTGTGCTAGAGCATTATGAAGATGAAACTCTACCTGACACTTACGCTAAGATGTTTAAAGGGAGCATCAGATGTAAGTTCTGGGACATTGAAGAGAAAATAGGGAATTATGATGTTATTGATGACGAGTTAGCTGAACTATTACAAAAATTTATAGTTAAACATATTAAAAAGAGATTCGTAGTACAATGCAGGGCTGGAGTTAGTAGAAGTGCTGGGGTAGGTAGAGCTATTGAGTGTATAAAGTATTTTGGAATTGGCGAAGAAGCTAAATACAATTATTTAACGTCGTTTAATTCTGAGATTACACAACACAGTAGGTATCATCCTAACATGACTGTATTTGATAAACTTGTAAAGGAGTATTAATGGAACTTTTATTATTTGTAATTCTAATATACCTAATAGTAAAGTCAAATAGATGAAAATAGCAGGAACACCTACTAATAAAGGTAATTATGTATTTTGTAATACTTGTGTGTATCAGCTTAGTACTGGTAAATATCCGTGCAGTAAATCACATAGTCAAGTGCGACGAAGTGGTAATGTAAGGTACGAAAGAGATTTCAGAATGTGTGGATTAATAAAGCTAAAGGAATTAAATGAATGACATAATACAAAATAACGAGGCGTACGAATTTGTAGTCGAATTTGATGATAACTTAGAAAATGATTGGAGTAACAGAATAGAATTTTGTAATAATATAGATGTTACTAAAACTGTACTATTTTATGAATCCTATAAAAATGTACTAAGATACATAAATGATGATTTTATTGTAGTACTTGAAGATTACAGATACGGGTTTGAAAGAGAAGCAAATATTGGTGCATTAATACAGAATGTAGATAACGTTAAAATTTATAAAAAAAAAGGATAGAAGATGAGTAGTTTTGGAAAATTTGCAGAAGTAGTTAAAAAACAATTTGATAGTATGACTTCAGGTGAGTTGTTTGTAGTTGATATTCCTAGGGACACTTTATGGGATTTGTATATGGCAGCATTCCCAGCTGGGACAAATGAGATTTTTAAAGAAAGAAGAGAGTACGATTGTCAGACTTGTAGACAGTTTATAAAAAATATAGCTGGTGTTGTTACTATTAAAGATAATAAGTTAGTTTCTATCTGGGATGTTAAAGCCGAAGGTTATTACCAAGTTGTTGCTAACTTTATGGCTGAAAAAGTTAAAGCTAGTACTATTAAAACAAAATTTATGCACAATGAGGCGGTATTTGGTAAAGCCCAAAATGTGCAAGTTTTAGAAGATAACACAACTTTAGTATTTAACCACTTTAATTGTATAGTTCCTAGTAATCTAGTAAGCAGAGATTACAGAACCATTTTATCAGAAGTAGAGGGTACTAAACAAGTATTCCAAAGAGGTTTAAATGAAATTACAATTGATGCACTTGAAACTACTCTTGAATTAATTGCTCAAAACTCATTATACAGAGGTGCTGAGTTTAAAGATACTATTAGTGATTTTTTAAGTAGTAAGAAAAAATATATTAATCTAACAGTACAAGAACAAGACATATTTGTATGGTCTAATCTTAAATCTAGAGGCGCTAGAATCAGGAATACTGCTATTGGTACGTTGCTTCAAGATTTATCTGAGGGAAGAGATTTAGAAAGCGCTGTGAAAGCCTTTGAAAGTGTTGTTGCACCTAGTAACTATAAAAGACCCACAGCGTTAGTAACTAAAACTATGATTGACAGAGCATTAAAAACTATTGATGAATTAGGTATCGAGGATGCTTTATATAGAAGACACGCAAAAATTGAAGATGTTTCTGTAACTGACGTATTGTATGCCGATAAAGCATCAGCTAAAGTTATGAAGAACTCGGTTGCTGACTTATTAAACTCAGAGGTTAAAGTAACTGAAAAGTCTCTAGGTAAAGTTGAAGAGATAACTATAGATGACTTTATTACTAATGTATTACCTACTGTAACATCTTTAGAGTTATTATTAGAAAATAAGCACAACTCTAATTTATGTAACTTAATTGCTCCTGTTGATGAAAGTGCTAAGAGTATCCTTAAATGGGATTCAAACTTCTCTTGGTCATATAATGGTAATATTACAGACTCTATGAAGCAAAATGTTAAAAATGCTGGAGGGAACGTTGAGGGTGTATTAAGATTTAGTATCCAATGGAATGATAACAATGACAATAGAAATGACCTAGACGCTCATTGTATTGAACCAGACACTTACGAAATTTATTGTGGTAATAAACGTACAAAATCTCCATCTTATGGTATGCTAGATGTTGATATTATAACTCCAGGGTCAAAAGTAGCAGTAGAAAACATTATATATACTGAAAAAAGTAAAATGAAAGAAGGAACATATCAGTTTTTTGTTAGAAATTTCTCAGGAACGTCTGGTAGAAATTTCACAGCTGAAATTGAATTCGATGGAGTTATACACTCTTACTCTTATGAGGGTTTAACAAAAGGTAATATGTATGTAGCTGAAGTTACTTATAGTAAAGCTAAAGGATTTAGTATTAAGCATAAAATGCCTACTAGTACTTCTTCTAAAGAGATTTATGGGCTTAAATCACAACAATTCCATAAAGTGCAATTAGTTACTTTATCACCTAACTTCTGGGGCAATAACGAAGTTGGGAATAAGCATTATATGTTTATGTTAGAGGGTTGCAAAAACCCTGAAAAAGTGAGAGGGTTCTATAATGAGTTCTTAAGTAATGATTTAGCAGAACACAGAAAAGTGTTTGAAATGTTGGCTTCTAAAATGGAGTGTGAACATAGTGACGAGCAATTAGCTGGACTAGGCTTCAGTTCTACTCAAAGAAATGACGTTACAGTAAAAGTTAAAGGTGCGTTTACAAGAACGCTTAAAATTAAGTTCTAATGAATAAAAATAAACTAGAGGGCTTATTGTAGCCCTCGTGCTTATTTTTATCTCACTAAGCCTTACCCGTCGCCAGACATTAATGAAATGACCTACTCAAGGAAGTTTCATTAGAGTTAATATACTTGTATGTGTATATTGATTCTACTGAAATTTAAAAAAAAAAGGATTAAAAATGTTTGAAAAAGCTGCAAGATTAAAAGTACGATTTACTACACAAAATGGTGTATTATCTGTTGAAGACTTATGGGATTTACCTCTTGAGTCTAAAGTTAAAGCCAATCTAAACACTATTGCTATTGGTTTAAATAAAGAAATTAAAGAATCTGGTGAAGAGTCATTTGTTGGGACTAGTAAAGCTAATCCTGTTACTTTACTTAAATTTGAGATTGTTAAACATATTATTGCTGTTAGATTAGCTGAAGCTGATGAAAAAGCTAAAGCAAGAGCAAAAGCAGAACAAAAAGAAACAATAGGTAGGTTAATTGCTGAAAAAGAGCAAGAGGGTCTAAAATCGCTATCTCTAGATGATTTAAAAAAGTTATACAATGCGTAGTTTATCGTTTAGTGACTATCTAGACTTAGACAGCACATTAAAGTATCAAGATGAGTTAGAAGAAGCTTTTGATTTACTTGGTCTTGATGTGCATAGGCACTTTCATATGAGTAAAGAAGAATTTATTCACGAAAAGCTTGAAGAGAAGTATGTAGCGTCATACGAAGACGCTGTAGATAGAGCATATGAAGAGCATAGAGAAAGGAATATATAATGGGATATATTAGAAAATTGCCAGGAGTCGACGGTGGATTTATTGAGAGTATAGGCAACCTTGAGATTGCTTACTTAACGTGGGGAGAGCCAGAAACATCTCCAGTATGCAGACCTGTTAAAGATTTAGCTCCAAATTAGAGAGCGTTTACAAAAGCAATTGGTGCTTTTAAAGTTGATGGGAGTGCTTGGGTAGTACGTCAAGCTACTTTTGGTAATTATCATGTGCCTGCAAATCTTGTTGCTAAGTTTGCTCCTGTTAAGCGAAGAGTACCTTTAGATGTATTCAACTATATGTTTGCTGATGCTTATATTAGAGCCTTGCAAGTAGAATCTGAGAATATTATAAATAAATTAGATAACGGGGAGACTATATGTTAGCAGTATTGATATACCTACTTGGAGTAATGTGTGTATTTATGATAATCTATTCATTTAATAAATCTAGTTCAGCTTACTATTATAAATACGATTTATATGAGACAGGAATTGGGGCTGTATTAAGTTGGGTAGCAGTAATAGTGCTATTACTATTAATATTTGAAGCTAAATACAAATTTTTTGAGTCTTTAAATGATAAGTTTAAAGGAGAATAAATGATATTAGAAAAAGACTTACACGATGTTGAAAGTATAGGTTTTGCTAGTACTAAAGTTGCTGAAATAAAAGCTACACCTCAAATGCTAAGAATGCTTAGCTCTGGTATATACTCTGATAAGATAGCAGCCTTTATAAGAGAACTTAGTACAAATGCTTATGATGCAATGGTAGAAAATGGTACAATAAGGGACAAAACATTTTATGTTCATTTGCCAACAAAACTTGAGCCTTGGTATTCAATTAGAGATTACGGTAATGGGCTAAGTAGTACTGGTATGGAAACTAATTTCTCTAATTTTGGTGATGGTACAAAAGCTGAGTCAAACGCTTATAACGGTGCATTTGGGTTAGGTTCTAAGTCACCTTTAAGCTACGTTAGAGATTTTACAATAACAAGTTATCATAAAGGTACTAAAACATTTTACAACTACGGTAAAAATGATGAAGATGTACCTATGCTTAGTACCGCGTATAGTATACCATCAGATGAACCATCTGGATTAGAAATACAAATTGCTATACAGCAAAATGACATACCAGAAGTACTAAGAAAAGCTGAGTTAGTTTATAGGTACTTTGATAAAAAGCCCGATACAAATGTAACTATAGAGTATCATAAACTTGAAAAAATCCTTTCAGGTGATGATTGGTTTTTAACTACAGGTGATAAAACTGGTAGCTACGTTTCCACAAGTACCCCTACTAGAGTAGTTATGGGGAACGTAGCTTATCCTATTACTGGTGCTAGTGGTAACATAGCATCGCTTAACTACACTCCATTAGTTATAATTGCTAATATCGGTGACGTTCAGATGACTCCGTCAAGAGAGTCATTAGAGATGACACCTAAAACTATTAAGTTTCTTGAAGATAAGTTTAAAGTCATTAAATCAGAGTTATCAACTAATATAGAAAAGACCATAGACCCTGCTTTATCTGGCTTTGATAAAGTTATAAAAGGTATTGAAGCATTAAAGGCACTGCCGTCAACTATTAAAACGAACGTAAAAATAGGTGAATATGAGATTCCAACATCAATGTGGCAAAGTATATTTAAGATACCGAAAGATATTGTTGATTTAGTGTCTTTTAGAATACTGTGTAAAAATCCTGGGTATAGTGATAAGAAAAACTTATTGGTATCCGAAGAGTGGAGACCAAAAGAAACTAATGACTACAGCTTTTTAGTAGTGGATGACAACAAGCGTGTTGATAGTATTATAGCAGACTTAAAAGATAAGTATAAATATGTGTATGTACTTAGATTTAGTAAAATGCCGCCTGCAGAAAAGCTTGCTACATTAGATAAATTCTTAAAATCTTGTGGTAATCCTAAATACATTAAAGCTTCGGATTACATAGCTACCTTACCACCTTTGGTTAAAAAACCTAAGGGTACTACCACAAGTACTACTAAGCGTGTAATTGGACTAATAAAAGGGACTGAGCTACGAGTAGGACCTCAGTATCACGGACTTTGTAGTATAGCCTCTATAGTAATTCACCCTGATGATAAAGGACCGTTTTACTATGTTAAAACTTACAATGGTGAACTGCTAGACCATAAGGGTAATAAGCTTTGGGGTTTAACTGGTATTCTATGTAATATCATTCAGAAATTTACTGATAGTCTAGGTAAAAAAGATATAACTATATTATCAGTAACTTCACAGTACTACAATAAGGTTGAAAAAGACCCTAGATTTGAGTGTTTATTTAAAACTATTACAGATACTAAGCTTAAAATATCTTGGTTGACAGATAAAGAATCAATGGACTTTTTAAGTAAAATATCATTTAATAGTAATATTAAAAAGTATGTATCAGCTGAAAAAAGTCCAGACTTAGTAGAGTTACTTAAACTAAAAGACGAGTATGTATATAATAACTATAAATCTAGTTATGAGTACTTAAATTGTGAAATAATTCCAGCTCAGCCAGTTGATGTTGATAAGCATAAGGATAAAGTAGAAAAATATTTGTACTTAAACCATTTATCACACACAGCTCCAGCTGAGTTAGTTGAGTTTATAATAGACCTTATAGAAGATAATAAATTAAATTTAATACCAAAGGATAAAAAATGATTAAAGTAAAAGTTGGTGACACAGTTACGCTTAAAGACAATTTGTATGATACTTCGCGTGTGTTCTGTACTAAAAAGATGAAAAAATTTGCAGGAGGCACTGTAAAAGTAACCTTTGCAGATTGTGATGGTTGTTTCTTAATCAATGGTTGTGAAGACTATTTTGATTCTGAACATATTCTACAAAAACACAAGACGGTTAAAACTGTGAAAAAACCTGAACCAAAAGCGGTTAAAAAACCTGAAACACAGTTTGCTATGATTAGGACTGCAGAAGGTATTACTGTAATTATAGACTCGGTACCTTATATTGTAAGTAATTCACACGTTAACTATGATAAAATAGTATTATCTATAAAAGAAAAAGAATATCATAAAATTCATGATTTAGTAAATATTAGTAAATCAATAGAGTCTTTTGGAGGTGCTAGGTTAGAAGTTAAACAAGGCGTTGTAAAATTTGATGGTAAAGAGCTGCACGGATGTATAGTTGATAGTATATTGTCATTAATGAGGGATGGGTTTGATATTAGACCTATTGAAGCGTTTTTAGAAAACTTAAGCCTAAATCCTTCACATAGAGCTGTGACTGAATTATATGGTTTCTTAGAATACGGTAAACTACCTATAACTGAAGACGGGTGTTTCTTAACCTACAAAAAAGTTAGAAGAGACTTTAAAGACATTCATTCTGGTACGTTTGACAACTCTGTAGGTAAAGTTTGTGAGATGCCAAGAAACAAAGTTGATGATGTTTCTACAAATACCTGCTCTACAGGTCTTCACGTTTGTAGTTATGAGTACACTAAGTCATTTGGTGGACCAGACTCTAGACTTGTTTTATGTAAAGTAAACCCAAGAGATGTTGTATCTATTCCAGTAGATTATAATAATACTAAAATGAGATGTTGTAGATACGAAGTTGTTGCAGATATCACTGGACAAGGTGATGTATTAAAAGGTAAATCATTATATTAAAGGATGTAAATGCGTAAATTAGTTACAATTAGGACAGTTGATAGGTTAATTCCTATCAACGGTTGTGATAATATTTGCTTGGCTGTTATAGATGGTTGGCAAGTTATCGTTAAGAAAACAGAATTTGTAGTTGGTGATTCTTGTTTATTTTTTGAGATTGATAGTTTTATCCCAGTAAAAGATACGAGATTTCAGTTCTTAAACAAAGTTACTAAGTTTAATGGTTTTGAAGGTTACAGAATTAAAACCTTAAAAATGAGAGGCGTTTTATCTCAGGGGTTAGCACTACCATTAACTATGTTTCCAGAGATACAAAATTTCTTTTTGGAAGACTATAGCGAAGCCTTAGGTGTTGTTAAATATGATAATGCAGTTGCTGAGGCTAAAGGTGGACCTAAAGCTGGTAATTCAGCTGGTAAGTTTCCATCATTTATTCCTAAGACAGACCAAGAAAGGGTACAGAACTTAACATCATACTTTACTACGATGAAGGATGAAGTATTTGAAGAGACTTTAAAACTAGATGGCTCTAGTTTAACTTGTTTTACAATGCCAAGACCTAGAACGTGGTTTCAAAAATTACTAAATAAAATAGGGATAAGAACTGAAATCAAACAAGAGTTTAGAGTTTGTTCTAGAAACCTAGAAATTAAAGAACCACAAAAAGAAGATGAACCTAAAACTTATGATAATAATGGCAGACCAACCACTGTAAAACAAAGTGATTACTGGACGGTTGTTAAAAAATATAACCTACACAAAAAGATTCCTTTAGGTTTTGCAGTGCAAGGTGAAATGATTGGTCCTAAAATTCAAGCTAATCACGAGAAAGTGCACGACCTCGAGTTTTATGCTTTTGACGTGTATGATATAGGTGAATCAAAATACTTGTTACCTCACGAAAGAAGAGAGTTTTGTGCTACTTATGATATTCCTCATGTACCTGTTGTTTCGCAAGGAATAAAACCATTTAATATGAGTTTAGAAGAACTTTTAACTCACGTTGAAGGAGAGTCTATGAATGCTGGAACAATTTCTGAGGGTAGAGTGTATAAACATATATATAAAGACATCAGTTTTAAAGTTATTAGCAATAGTTATTTATTAAAATCAGAAAGGTAAAATATGAGAACAAATAAAGTTAAAGTTTTAGATAGAACAAAAGTTCAAGAAGTTATTAAAGAGAACAAAGGGAAATTCTTTAGTGCTGTGTTCACAAAGGTAGACAATACTGAAAGAATGATTCACGGTAGAACAGGTGTTAAAAAATACCTAAAAGGTGGTAAAAATAACGTACAAAAACCTAGTAATTCTTTACTTAGTATTTGGGATAGAAGGGCTGAGGATTACAGAAGCTTGAATATCAAGACGATGTCTAGCTTAACGTTAAGAGGTGTAAAGTATAGAATTGTATAATATACCTTAAATTATGCTTAAATTATGGTATTTAAGCATATATTAAGTTAAAGTACATTTCCTTTAAGTTAAGTTTAAGCAGAACTTGGGTATACTATCTTTACCGCTGAAAGGGAGCTAAACCTATTATATAGCTAGTAGTATAGTTTCGTTCTGTTAACATTATAAGGATAATTATGAGTAGTATAGAAGATGTAGTAGTAGAAGAGTTAGAAGACTCTTTAGAGTTAAGATTTGGTAAGTATAGAGTTAGAAGATTAGACGCGTACAATATTGTAGTAGAAGAAATGAGGATTACTCAGACTGGTGAAAATAAAGGTTCAGAATATCCTGTAAATATAGGTTACTATAAAAGACTGTATAATGCACTTGAAAAAGTACTCCACTTTAATTTAGAAGCTAAAGCCATAAAAAGCTTACCAGATGTTATAAGTGCTTTGAAAGAAGCTGAAAAGACTCTTTATAAAGAGTTAGAAACTAAATATAAAAATATAATATAAGGACAAAAATGGATAATTTAGAATTTGTAGAAAAGGCATTAAGGACTGAAAGTTCTTCTTTTAAACCACTAGTATCTCCAGATGGTACACAATATAACACTGAAAGACTATTACATGCTGCTTTAGGTATGCAGACAGAAACTGCAGAGTTCTCTGACGCATTAAAGAAAGCTTTGTTCTATGGTAAACCATTAGACGTAACAAATCTATGTGAGGAGCTTGGTGACTTATTCTGGTATATGGCTATTGCTGTAAACGAGTTAAAAACTACGTTTAATAAAGAACAAGAGAGAGTAATCGCTAAACTTGAGTTAAGATATCCTGATAAGTTCTCAGAGGAAAAAGCAGAGAATAGAGACTTAGAAGCTGAAAGAGCTTTATTAGAGAGTCATAATGATTGATAAAGTTAAAGAGTTTTATTCTAAATTAAATAAACCAGTAGAAGTTACTGGTTTAGATATGGTGTATATCTACTTGGGTTTAACTTTGTTATATTTCAGTCAAGCAATTAAAGGATAATTATGATAGTACTAATTCACGGTAAAAAGAGAAGTGGTAAGGATACTTTAGCAGGTATCCTCAAAGAGTTAGAGCCGAGGTTAACAGTTAAGTCTTTCGCAGGACCTTTAAAAGAGATTACTGCGAAGTCTTTTGATATATCGTTAGAAACTGTAGATTATTTAAAGAATAACGAAGATATTAAAATAGAATTCACAGACTCTAAAGAAAAGCTGTGCACTGGTAACTCAGTAAGAAACTTTTTACAAAACTTAGGTACTGAAGCTATTAAACCTATTTTTGGTAATGACGTTTGGGCTAAGTTATTAATAGAAGGTTATAATACACAAACACATTTATTAGTACCAGACTTTAGAGTTATAGAAGAGTACAATACATTAACAGATGTTTTAGGTAACGATGAAATAATTACTGTTAATATTATAAGACCTGACGCTGAAATATCTGGCGATACTCATATTACAGAACAGGGTTTAGCTAATTTTAAGTTTGATTATAGCATAGTTAATGAGGGGTCGCTTGACGACTTAAGAGCAGAAGCTACAGAATTTTTAGCGTACTTAAAAGGTACTATAAAATGAGTATACTGCAAGATTATTATGATAAAGCTGTAATAGGCTTAAAATTATTTCACGAACATAACTTAGAAATGAGAATCAACTTTTATGAGTTTCTAGGTATAGTATGTGTTGCTGAAGTTATATCAAGTATATTTAGATAAGGATTAAAAATGGATAAGAACATAAAAGCATTACAATTAAGATATAGACTATACGGATTACCTTTGGATTGGTTTGACTGTACATTTGATAATACTGGTTTAAGTAAACCTGAAGCTGATAGGCTAAAAGGTGCTTTTAGTGTTCTTAGACGAGGTTCTGTATGTTATGTTCAAGGAACTGCAGGACCTATCGCTAATCAGTATTTAGAGATGGGGTTAATAGTTAGAGGAGTAGACGCTTCTATATATATTAGTGACCCTTTTGATAAAGAAGAAAAGAAAGGTTTACCAGATAACGCAGATGTTGTATTTATATATAATTGTTATGAGGGCACAACACAATTACCTTTAGTACAAAAAGTGCTTAAGAAACTTATTAATAGTTTTGGTGGTGGTACTATGATTGTGTTATGTGGTGATGCTTTAGGGCGAACATTTAGCAAGGATTACTACCAAGTACAGAATACTTGTAGTATACCTAAGAAAAAGGAGGAAAACTGGCTTTGAATATAATAATAAAAGAATTAGAGGGTATTGCTACGTTTACCCAACAAGACGGTAATATTATTGATTTTAGAAATATAAATGAACATATATTTATTATAGATAGAGGATTAAAAACACTTAAACCAGAGTGTAAATATAAAGTAACTATCGAGCTAATTACAGAAACCGTAGAGGAGTGCAATAATGAAAATACTTTGCCTGAGTGATACTCACACTATGCACCATAAAATACAATTACCAGATTTATCAGATATTGACGTAATTGTTCATACTGGTGACTTTAGTAATAGTGATGAAGCAAGTACTGATGTATTTTTATGTTGGTTTGCTGACTTACCAGTACCTTGTAAAGTCCTGGTAGCGGGTAATCACGATAAATATGTTATGCACTACAACGATAGATTTAAAATAAAATGTGCTGTATTAGGCATAGAGTATCTACAAGACTCTGGATGTGAAATTAATGGCATTAAATTTTGGGGTACACCTTGGGTTAATCAGTTTTATAACTGGGCGTTTATGATGTACGAAAAAGACTTAAGTAAAGTTTATAAGTTAATACCTAAAAACACCGAGATTCTACTGTCCCACGGACCAGCTAAAGGTATACTAGACTTTGTTGATAGAGTAGGTGGAGGTAATGTTGGAGCTATGACGTTAAAAGAGCGTTTAGCTAAACTGCCTAAACTGAAATACCACATCTTTGGTCATATCCACGAGGGTTATGGTATTTTAGATACTGGCAGCTACATAGCAGTAAATGCTTCTTCTGTTACAGAATTATATAAACCAGTTAATCAACCTATAATAATAGAGGTGTAATGAAAAATATAGTACAAGCACAACAAACAGGTCTTTTATGGTTTTTAAAAGATAGCTTAACACAAGAGCAACAAGACAGGATTAAAACATACTATACGTATATTAACCCTAAAGACCAAGATAATATTTTTAGTACCTTTATAGAGCTAAAAGATAAGATTGGAGTCCCTTATGGAGATAAAGATAAAATTAGAAACTTACTCCAAGTTGAACTAGAGGTTCAAGATAACAGGATATCCCCTAAGTTTAAAAAGAAAAAAGTTTCTAAGCTTAAATTACGAGACTATCAAGAGCTTGTTATGAAAGATATAATGACATTTATAAATAACAATGGAACATCATTTAATTTATCTGGTGAACCTGGTTGCGTTGATAAAGACACAGAGTTTTTATCACTAGATGGTTGGAAGAAAATATCAGAGTACAAAGAAGGGGATTTAGTAGGTACTTATAAAGATGGTATAGTTGAGTTTGAGAAACCTTTAACTTATATCGTTAAACCTTGTGATAAGTGGATTAATTTGTATTCTGGTACTAAACACATAGCACAACTTTCAGAAGAGCATAGAGTTGTTTATAAGACCTCTAAAGGTAATATGGCTATAAAGACTGCTAGTAACTTATTACAAGATAAAAATAGAGTAAATTTAATCACAAATGCTAATGGTAATAATTTAAAAGGTATAGACTTAAGTGATGACTTAATTAGATTACAATGTGCTATCGCAGCTGATGGTACTAAGTTACCACAACCTAATAAGTTTAGACTTAATCTTAAAAAGCAGCATAAAATTTCAAGATTGAGAATATTACTAAAAAATTGTAAAATAGACTACACAGAGTCATTTAGTAATGTTACTGGATACACAGTATTTTATTTTTATGTACCTGATAGACTAGTTAAAAGTCTCCTACCTTTTTATAGTTGTAATACTAGACAACTTAAAATCATAGCAGAAGAAGTTTTATTATGGGATGGCTCACAATCACAACGTACTTTTTATAGTACTATAAAAGAAGAGGCTGACTTTGTTCAATACTGTTTTACGTTACAAGGATATACTGCTAGTATGGTTATTGATGATAGAATAGGAGAACAGCAGGGTAAATACACAAGAAAGAGTAAAACATACGAGGTTAGACTAACCAAAGATAGTTCTATAGCTTTAAATTTTAAATCTGTTGGTAGATGTCCAGACACGATATCAGAAGTTCCTGCTGAGCCTAATGATTTAAAATACTGCTTTACAGTGTCATCTGGTATGTTCTTTATTCGTAAAAATTTAAAAGTACATGTTACTGGTAATTCAGGGAAAAGTTTCATGTTAGCAAATATATTAGCAAATCTTGGAACTAAAACCCTTATTATTGCTCACTTAAGTCAACTAACAAAACAGTTAGCAAAAGAGATAGAAGCAGTTCTTGGGTATAAACCTCAGATATTAGATAAAGACACAAAAGAGTTAGCTGATATTAATATAGCGACTTCTCAACTTATATCTAAAAATCCTGATTTATGGTACCTTATAAAGAAAGGTATAGGTTGTATAGTTATAGATGAAGCAGAAACTCTAGCATCTTTAAGTACATTAAGAATTGTACAAAGAGCTCACGCTAAATACCATATATTTATATCTGCTACATTCACTAGGTCAGTAGACCATAGAACTGAGGCTTTAATAGATTTTGCTGGACCTAACGTGTTTACACTTAAAAACCCTGCTCTGTTAAAACCACAAGTTATAACAGTTCAATGTTCAGAAACTTTTACAGCGCCTATGGATACAAAGTTATATAACTTAGCACGAGGTAGATTTTATAAACGTGACTCTATATCTGATAAAGTTTTGTTAATTACTAAAGCATCGTTAAGAAAAAATAGACAAGTGCTGATAGCATGTGATGTAGTAGAACTACAGCTTAAGTTAAAAGACTTATTGACAGACATTGGTATTAAGTCTGAATGTATTAACTCTGGTACTAAAGCGTCTTTGAGAGATTCTGCGATGGTAGACTTTGATAATGGTGACTTACAAGTATTAATTGGTTTTGGTACACTAAATGCTGGTTTAAGTATACCTAAGATTAGTACTATTATAAGAGTCGCTACACCCAGTTCACAAGAAAAATTAGAGCAACTTATCGGTAGAGCACGAAGAGACTTTGATGGTAAAGACGGAGCATTTGTTATAGACCTTATGTTTCAAGGGTTTAACAATGATAGTCGTTTAAAGTTATATAAAAAGAAACGAAGACAAGATGATTGGAAACTTAATCAAACAACTTGGGACGAGTTTGAAAGGAAGATAAAATGAAACTATATGACGAAATACAATCAAAAGATACTATGTATAGTAGCTTCCCAATAAAAGAAACTATGCTAACAGAAGGTAAAACGTACTCTGTAATTTATGTTGATGGTGGTAAGTTTGCGTTATTTGACGATAACAACCATCATATAGAGTTTTGGGATGTAGAATTTGATGAATACTTTACAAGTGTTACAGAAGATTTTAATAATCTAATAAAACATCTGGAAATAAGTTGTAAGTTGAATAAAAATATACCTATTAAAATGTATGATTATGTGTTTAAAAATTACAAGAGTTTTAATATGATTTATACAAAACTAGAAAATAGAAGCGTAGAAAAATCTTTTGATTCTATAATAATTAAAGACACAGCATATAGTACGAAATTAACTAGCGAAGAACTTCTAGCTAAATTAAAGGAAACGATATGATAAAAGATAAAATAAAAGAATTAGAGATTGCTCACGATATCAGAGTTATATACTTGATAAAAAGCGGTTCAGCCCTATATGGTACTAATTCAGATAGTTCTGATACGGATTATATGGGTATTTTTATACCTAGTGCTAGGTCAGTAATGCTGAAAAAAGACCTAGAACATATATGTCTAACTACTGGTGAAGCTAACTCTAGAAACTCTGCAGATGATGAAGACTTACAACTATGGAGTATTTATAAATTCCTACATCTGGTAAAGAAAGGTGAAACTGGTGCGTTAGATTTATTATTTAGTTTTAACGCTAAACACTCATCTGAAATACACGTAATAAACGACACAATGTACACAGATACGATAACAGAAAATATACCTAAGCTTGTATCAAAAAACTTACAAGCTTTTGTTGGTTACTGCCTAGGACAAGCTAAAAAGTACAATATAAAAGGTGAAAGGTATTCTGAAGTAGAAGTCTTCTATAGAGAATTTAAAGAACTTGAAGTAAAGACTACTAAAAGTTCTTTACATACTATACATAGGACACTAGAAGATATAATAGATAAGGCTAGGTTTAAATACATTAAGTTAGTAAGGGCAAGAGGACCAAAAAGGTTTACAGAAGAAGATATTTGGTACATTGAAATACTAGGCAGAAAACACGCTTTAGATATCTCTATAGCAGAATTCACAGCTCGTATAGACAAACTATTCAACTCTTTTGGAGCAAGAGTTATAGCCGCAGCTGACGGTGTAGACAATAAAGCTTTAAGCCACGCTACAAGAGTTATCTTAGAGTGTAAAGAGTTACTAGAAAAAGGTTATATTACATTCCCATTACCATCTGCTGAGTTTATTAAAGAAATAAAATATCATAAAGACTTAGTTAATGGTACTCCAGAAAATCCTGGATTAACTTTAGAAAGTATTATGGTTTTATTAGAAAGAACTTTAGATGATGTTAATAGGTTACTAGAAGATTCAGAGTTACCTGATAAAGTATCAGAGGAATTAATAACAGAAATGTTAATAGAAATAATGGAGATAGTATGATGTTTAACACACCGAATGTGTATGTTGTAGGTGGTGCTGTAAGAGATATTCTTATGGGTGTACAACCTAGAGATATAGACTACGTTGCAGTAGGTTTAACTGCACAGCAACTAATAGATGATGGTTTCGTTCCTATAGATGCTGAATTCCCTGTTTTCCTTGACCCTAATGATAACTCAGAAGTAGCTTTGGCTCGTAGAGAAAAAAGCACTGGTAAAGGTTATAAAGACTTTACCACTGACACGTCTGATGTAACTTTAGAAGAAGATTTAAGAAGACGTGACTTAACAATTAATGCTATGGCTATGGATTCTGAAAAAACTATTATAGACCCATTTGGAGGACAGAAAGACCTACAGTCTAAAATATTAAGGCATACTTCTGACGCGTTCTTTGAAGACCCCTTAAGAGTATTAAGGTTAGCAAGATTTCAAACTAAGTACCCAGACTTTAGGATTCATGAAAGTACTATAGAAATTGTTAAAGCAAACAAAGACTCGCTTAAAGCTTTGACTCCTGAAAGAGTACAAAAAGAAATGTATAAAGCTTTAGAGTACAAGTACCCTAGTTTGTACTTTAGAACACTAGAGTTTTTAGGTGTTTTGGATTTAGTTCATCCAGAACTTTATGATATGAAGCAATGTATTCAAAAACCTACACATCACGCAGAAGGTGACGTTTTTCTACACTCTATGATGGTATTAGATGAATGCGCTAAGTTATCTAAGGATGTTAACACTAGATTAGGAGCACTTTACCACGATATAGCAAAACCTATATGCGATGTTAAAAAACAAGGTTTTCATAAAGGTCACGATGGTATTAATGTAGTACAACCTTTAGTACAAGAATTAAAAAATAGGTATAAGCTTCCTAATAAAGCTGAGAAGCGTATTGTCCAAGGTGCTTTATTTCATATGAAGCTACACAAATTAAAAGATATGAATTCTAGTACTATTGCAAGTATGTTTAACGATAAGTTCTTTCCAAAAACTAAAGAAGATTTAATTCAGTTACTATGTATAAGCGTAGCTGATTCAAGAGGTAGAATCACAATCGGGTATGATAAAGAGGAAGTAAATGTTGATGCTATAGTTAATACTTTTAACGCTATTAAGGCGTATAGCCCAAAAGCTGAAATTGAAGAATATAACAAAAGACATCTTGATGATGGTAAAACTGCTAATCCAGAACTGATTAAACAAATGATTCATAAATACTCTATTAAGTGTGTTGACGCTTGGTTAAGACCTCATTATACTATATCTAAAGATAAACAAGATAACTATACTAAACATCTCTTAAGTTAAGTTTAAGCAAACTTTCGGTAAACTATCTTTACCGCTGAAAGGGAGCTAAACCTATTATATAGCTAGTTACTAGCTAATTTTCTAAAAATAATTTATAAGGATAAATATGACTCTTTCTATAAGTACTATCTGTAAAATCCTACAAGGGCTAATAGATACAAAAGGTACAAATGATAAAGAAACTTACTTATCTAATGTATGTAATAATCCAGAAGTTAAACATCTATTAACTATACTGTTAGATTCTAAGTATACACTAGGTATAAAAAAGTTAGGAGATATTAAAGTGTCTTCTGATAAAACAATAAGGAATTTTGATGAACTGAAACAACTATTAGATACACTAAATTCTAGTAATATAAATGACTCTTTAAGAGAGCAAGTTATTAAGTTTTTAGGCGGGTGTACTAAAGAAGACCAAAGCATCTTAAAAGGTATATTCCAAAAAACCTTAAAATTAGGTGTTACTAGTAAAACGTTCTCAAAAGTATTTAAAGGAGTGATTAAAGAACATCCTATCGCATTAGCAAAAAGTCCTACTGAAGCAGTACCGCCAATACCTTGTATAGTTAGTACTAAGTACGATGGTATTAGGTACACACAAGTAAAGGTTGTAGTAAATGAAGATAACTCAGTTGATATAGGTACTGCTCTTACTAGAGACCGTAATGTAATGAGATTTAAAAGGATTGAGAACGGTATTAAACAGTTACTTAATAACCAAGTTGGTGAATGGGTTATAGATGGTGAACTAGAAACATTAGATGAAGACTTCGATAAAATCCAAGGAGTAGTTAGCTCTAATATAGATAACAAGGTATATGAAGATGGAAATAACCTAAAGCTTACTGTATTTGATATTATTAGATATTCTGATTATATTGGTGAAACTAAATCTAAACCACAATCTGAAAGACTAAAAGATTTAAGCAGGTTGTTCATAATAAATAAACCAACTGGTTTAGTGGAAGCTGAACATATAACTGTGTACTCACTAGAAAAGATTAAAGAACTTACTGATGAAAAAATTAATAAAGGGCTTGAGGGTACAATTATTAAAGACCCAAAAGCAAATTATAAAAAAGGAAAAACATCAGCTTGGATTAAACAAAAAGCTATAAATGACTGCACATTAAAATGTGTTGGTGTTACTATATCTGACAATAACAAAAGGGCTGGTAAAGTTGGTGCTTTATGTATGGAGTCAAGTGATGGTTTAATTAAAGTTAATGTAGGTTCTGGGTTGTCCGACGACTTAGTTGAATTATATACAAAGACACCTCCTATTGGTAAGTTCTTTGATGTACTTTTCAACCAAGTTTCTCAGGCAGAGGATTTACAAATGAGTTTAAGGTTACCTAGACTTAAAGGAGCTAGAATTGATGTTGTTGAAGCTGATAGCTTTGAGAAAATAAAAGCGCAACATATTGGTGCGATGAAATTAAAAGGAGATAAAGATGAAGATTAAAGATTTAGTATTAATAGATTTAATAGAGGATAAAGCACTAGGTATAGCTAGTGAAGTTACTGGTACACTATATACAGCATTTGATGCTTATGATAAAGTACAATTTAATATAGATGCTGATTGTCTTAAAAAGAAGTATAAAAGAGAATTTTATGGTAGAGCAGTAATTTTGCTCTCATTAATTAGAGAATTTAATTTAATAACTGATTCTAGATGTTATAATTTATTAAGACACATAGAAGATACATTTGGACCAAAGTAAGGCTTAGTGCCTTACTAATAACAAAAAAAAAGGATATTAATGAAAAAGGCTATGTTAATTTATGTAAGCTCTACTGGTAACGGTAAAGGTGGTAATACAGGAAATAATAACAAGTTCTATTATATTGAGCTAAAAGAATCAGGTGATGTGTATTTTAGGTATGGTAGAGTTGGTACTAGTGGTTCTGATGGAACAAAGCAAGGCGTTGGTCTAGCGGGTTTTCATAAGTTAATGAAAAGTAAAACTTCTAAAGGTTATGTAGAAGTTCCTTTAGACTTAGACGCAGACGTATCGTCAATAGATACTAATACTTCTGGTTCGGACATTATGATGATAGCATTATCTCAAATAAAGTCTGATGATGATTCTAAAGCACTTATTAAAAAACTTGTAGCACGTAATATACATAATATTACAAGTAACACAAAGATTACATTTAATGCTAGTACAGGATTATTTAAAACTCCGTTAGGTGTTGTTACTAAAGAGGGTATTGACAAAGCTGAAAGTATCTTAGATGAGCTTTCTAAGATACTTGCGAGACCTACTCTTGATTCTAGTTATATAACATACGAAGTGGATATTAGAAATTACTCTGAACAGTATTACTGTATCATCCCAACCACTGTTGATAACTTAAGAAGTATCTACTCACACATTTATAACAAAGATGCTTTATCTAAACAGTATGACATTTGTTCTGCGTTAAGACAGAGCATAGATATTTTAGATAAAGATAAGCTTAAAGCTATACAAGCCGCTCAGGCTGACACAAGTATTCCAGTACTGTTTAATACATCTTTAGTGAAGCTTACTGATAGTAAAGAGTTCGATAGAATAGAAAGGTATTTTGAGAAGTCTAAAAACTCACAACACGGTCGTACTACTTCTAAAGCTAAAATTAAAAATATATATTGTATAAATATAAAATCAGATGATGATGCGTATAGACACGATTTAACTAATCAGATGGAGTTATGGCATGGTACTAAGGTAGTTAACATCTTAAGTATATTAAAGTCAGGTCTGTTAATGCCAAAGTATAGTCCAGGTTCTGTTACAGGTTATATGTTTGGACAAGGTTTATATTTTTCTAACCAATCATCTAAGTCATTAAATTACTGTGATGGTATGTACTGGAATAACTCGAATAGGAGTGATAATTTTATCTATATGTTTGTTGCTAATATAGCTATGGGTAACTACCAAGTACCTAAAGGAAGTACATCAAAATTACCTGATAATGGTTATGACTCTTATTGGGCACAGCCTGGTAAGTCTGGTATAATGAATGACGAAATGATTGTGTTCAAAAATGAACAAATACAATTAAAGTACTTATTAGAAATAGAGGTTTAAAAATGTATAAAATTTATCTAGTACAAGCAGATGACAGGTGCTATGAAGATGGTTCAGTATATACTATAACAGCTTTTTCTAATAGAGAGACAGCAGAACTTTTGAAGTGTAAAATAGAACAAGTATTCTATTATGTAGAACAAAGAGCTGATAAGTACTTAGCCAAACACCCAGAGTGCTACTTGAATAGTGTACAAGAAAGAATATTTAATAGTATTAAAAGAAACAAAATGTTTAAATATCTTAAAGATATAGACTGGAGTTATTGGTATGACTCTGGTCCAACTATTATAATAAACGAATTAAATCTACACGATAACTTTACAGACTACATTGGAGAATAAATGAATATATCAAATATAGAAGAACTAGAAGAAAAAGTTACTGATTTAACTATGGCTACAAAAGACTTACTAAGTGCTATAGAACAAAATACAGAATATTTAAATGACGGTGAAGCTTGGGTTAAAATCCAGTATTTAGCCGACGAAATAGATGCATTTGGAGCAATAATATGAAAGAAAAGCTATTAAAATACGAGAATATGAAATTAAAAAACCAGTACATATTTACTTTACCAGCAACCAAAAGTGTATGCGGTAGGGTGTGTCCAGGGTGTTATGCAATAAAGTTTCAGGTTAGATTTCCCAAAACATTAGAGTACAGAGAAAGAATGCTAGAAAGAAGTAAACAAGATGAATTTGTTAATGATATTGTAGATGAGCTGAATAAAAGTAAAAGGGAGTACACTTCAGTTAGGATACACGAAAGTGGTGAATTTTATTCACAAGAGTATATTAATAAATGGGAAAAGATTGCTAAGCAGTTACCTAACACAAAATTTTACGCTTTTACAAAACGTATGAAAGATTTTGATTTTAAAAGGATTATGAGCTTACCTAATGTTGTTATTATAGACTCAATGAAGTTTAATGGTCTTAATTATGGACCAAAAGAAGATATGATGAAACTAAGAGCGGAACATGGTACTATGATTTGCCCCGCTACTATAAGCAACAATAAAGAAACGTGTGGAGTTACCTGTGACTGGTGTTGGACTAAAAAAGCACAAGAGTTTGGCACTGTGTTCGTTAAACATTAATAAGGAATAACTATGACAGAAGAACAATTAAAAACATTCTATAGACTTCTAGAAACAAAAAATAGTTGGGGTAAAAATGAAGTTAAAACTTTACTCCTAGAAGTAATTGCTGGTATAAGACAATGAATACACCATTAGGAATATAATATGCTACCGTACAAGGAAGTGTTAACTATACACGAAGATACAGAAGGAGTGTATAAAAAGATGTCTGGGTCTGGGTATACTATAACAGGTGTGGCTAAAGAATACCTTTTACACGCAGCTCTTATGTTTATACGTAATGATAATAATGATTATTACTGTGTAAAAAATAGAATAACTGGTGTCACAGGACCAATGACAATAGCTGAAGTGGATAAACTACAAAAAGAATATTTCAATAGAAGGGGTCTAAATGGTTAAAGAACTAAAATTAATACCAAATTCAACACCTGATACAGCAGTACTAATAAAAGATTACGATGTTACTGAAAAGAATAAAACAAACTTAATGTATAGGTACATTCAAAAGTTAACAGCTTTAGGTGTTGAAAAACCAGGATTTAGATTTACATTTTTAGGGTTAGTACAAAACCCAGACTCTAAGAAAAAAGTAAATAAAACAGTGGCTTTAGAGTGTTTAGGTAATATCCTAGAGCACTGTGACATTCAAGGTATAACTACATTATTATGTACTGACGCTACGTATTTTCAGCTACTTACAGGTAGAAGTAAATTAGAAGAAAGTATTGATGGAGTGTATAAAGTAGTGATAACGGGTTTTGAGCATATTACTGTGTTGCCTAGTTTACACTATAACGCTTTAATAATGGCTCCACAAAAAGAATCAGTACTTGAAAAATCGCTTAAAGTACTAGCTATGCACTTAAACGGAAGCTATTCCAAACCTGGTGCAGATGTACTTAAAGATTACACTAAGTGTTATTCAGCAAACGAGTTAAAGAGAGTATTAAACGAATACATGGTTCTCCCAGAAATAACTTGTGATATTGAGGCTACTCATTTAAAGTTTTATAAATCTGAGTTACTTACAATAGCCTTTGGTAAAGATAAGCACACCGCTATGACTTGTGCTGTACATCATTTGTATCATAATCAGCTAGAGTCAAATAGTATTAAACAAGTACTTAAAGAATTCTTTATTAACTATAAAGGTAAAGTATGGTTTCATAACGCACTATTTGACGTTAAGCAACTAACATACAGACTATTTATGAGGAGTTTAGACGACTTTACAGGGATGCAAGAAGGTTTAGATGCTTTCGAGAATGTACACGATACATTTATGGTTGCTTACTTAGCTAAGAACTCAACGTACCGTCAAGGGTTAGGATTAAAAGAACTATCTAAAGAGTTTATGGGTGAATACGCAGAGGATGTTAAAGAGGCAATAAAAGTTCCGTTAGAAGACTTAATGCTGTATAACGCAAAAGACTGCTGTGCTACTTGGTATGTACTAGATACGTATAGACCTATAATGATTCAAGATGACCAACAGTATGTGTATGACACAATAATGCAACCTAGTATGAAGCCATTGCTTAAGATGATGCTTACTGGTTTGCCAATAGACTTAGGAAGAACCGAAGAGGCTAGAATCGAGCTACAAGCTAAACTAGATGATGCAGTAAATACCCTTAATAAGTCACACTATGTTAAGCGTGCTGTTTCAGTTTTAAAGTATAATGCTGCTGAAAAGTACAATGCTACACATAAGACTAAAAAGATAAATGCAAATGATGTTGAACTGGAGTTTAATCCTAACTCATCAGACCAATTAAGACTATTATTATTTGAAATCTTAGGGTTTGAAGAAATAGAGAAAACTAAAGCTGGTAAGTCTAGTACTAAAAGAAATTTTATAGAGGAATACCTAGCAGAGGCTAAAGCTGACGGCGAGTCTGATGTAGTTTCTTGCTTAGAGGCTTTAGTAAATGTTTCTCAGATAAGTATTATATTGAACACTTTTATAACAGCTTTTGAAGAGCTTAGTGTTGAGCATCCAAGTGGTTATAAATTCCTTAAGGGTAATTTAAAACTAGGTGGAACACAATCAGGAAGACTGTCTAGTTCTGAACCTAACTTACAAAACTTACCATCTGGTTCAAAGTATGGTAAAATTATTAAGAACTGCTTTGTTGCACCAAAAGGTTGGCTGTTCGCTGGAGCAGACTTTAGCGCCCTCGAAGATAGAATAGGGGCAATCCTAAGTAACGATATGAATAAGACAAAGGAATTTGCCTACGGGTTTGACGGTCATAGTTTACGTGCTTTAGCATTCTTTCCAGAAGAGCTACCAGAAGGCTTATCTATTGATTCACTAGAGGATAATAAACTTATAAAGAAACAATACGGTGACATTAGAGGTAAGTCAAAAGGACCATCGTTTGCAATGCAATACGGGTGTGGTCCTGGAAAAATACAACAGTTACTAAAATGCTCTAAAGCAAAAGCTGAAGAAGTCTACTCAGCGTTTCATAATCTATATTCAGGGTTATCTAAATTTGCTCAAGTTAATAAAATCCAAGGTATGACTAATGGGTATGTAACAGGAGCCTTTGGATTAAGACTTAGAACTCCTAAGCTGAAAGCACACAGAGCTGGTACTAAAGAGTCTACCGAGGTAGGTTCTGAAGCGCGTTCTGCCTCTAATATGGTTACACAGTCTTGGGGTATGTTGATGAATAGAGCTTTAATTGAGTTTAATCAGAGACTTGAAAACTCAGAATTCAAACATAAAGTTAGACTTATTAATACTATACACGATGCTGGTTATCTATTAGTTAAAGCTGAGCCAGAAGTGGTAGAGTGGGTTAATATTAACTTTGTAGAGTGCATGAAATGGCAGGACGGATTAATTGCTTCTGATGAAGTTAAAATGGAGGCTGAAGTAGACTTTGGTCTAGATTGGGCACATCAAGAAACGTTACATAACAACGCGTCTAAAGAGGAGTGTAAAGCTTTTATAGATGCTATTAATATGTATGACTCAGTTAAACATCTTGAGTATAACAATCAACCAGTAAAATTTAACGTTGTGTATAAACTAGCACTAGAAGGTTTTGACAATCTATCAAAATTAATAACAAAATTAAGCGAAGTTTAATGTAATTAAAGTATAATATTACTTTTAAAAGGAGAACAATGAGACACTACGACTTTGCAGTGTCTTTAAAAGAACAGTATAAAGCTATTAAGGGACTTCCTGAAAATGAAGTCGCTTACAGTTTACAGTACATACCTTGGATTTTAAAGACAACTGCTGACACATATAAAAAGCATCATAAAAGGTATGATTTTAATGAGCTGCTAAGCGTAGCTTTTACAGCTGCTGTAGAAGCTGAAAAGAAGTACGATGCTAGTACATCTAATAAGTTTACTACCTATGCTCAGTACCACGTTGAGCCTGCGCTTAATGAATACGTGAGTAATATGTCAAAGACACAATTAGACTTACAAAAAAGAATTCAAGGGTTTATCAGCAGCTACTTTGAAGCTAACAAAGTATATCCAGCTGAAAATATCATATTAAGTGAACTAAACATCTCAGAAGAAACGTTTAGAAATTTAATAAATAACGGTGTTGATTTAATATATCTAGATGATGAAGAAGATAGTATTGTATGTAACGATGCTACCGCTGAGCAATCCCTGCAACTAGATGAGTATATTAAAATCATAGAATATATTGATGTAGATAATCAAGGTGTACTAAAAATGTATTTAGTAGATGAGCATTCATTTACTATAATAGGTAAACTATTAGGTATTACTAAAGAAAAAGCCCAAAGACTTTTTGATAAAGCTTTATTAGAGCTCAGAGAAGAGTTTAAACGTAGGGGTATAACAAAAGAGGATTTAGTATGGAACTAGTATTATTGCTAGAACAACAACAAAAACTAAGAGCTTTAAAAGAGACTGAATACCTAAATAATAACATTAGTAAAGTACACGCTATCACAGAAATTATGAATGAAAATTCTATAAATATAAGGAAAATTAAATGGAAGTAAAACTAGAGCATTATACCCCTCTATGGGTGTGCAGTACAGCAATACGAACTTGTTGGGACTCTCACGATAAGAGTGATACAGAATTCATAAAAGGTATGCACCATTATCTACAAAACATAGAGGCAGGACAAGCGGATAAAGATTTAATTGATAGAATTGGTAATAAGATGAAACATACATCTGTTAAAAATCACATTAATTATAACTTTAGTATTAAAGGTATAACTACCAAAACGTTATTAGCCTTAACAAGACACGACGTTGGAACTGAGTTTAGCGTACAATCAACAAGATACACGACTAAAAAATCTGTTAACAATAACTCAGCTGGTTACACATTAAGTAAAAGTGATTTAGTAAATGAAAAATTAGCAATACTACATAAAATGATTAAAGAATGTGTAGATGCTGGTGCATCTAATGATGAAATAAGTTTATTATTACCACAAGCTTGGAATTATAACCTAATGGCTACATTTAGTTTAGGGGCTTTACAACATTTTTTAACATTAAGACTTAAATCGGATGCACATTGGGACATTAGGGACTTAGCCCATAAACTATATAAAGCTATTCCAGAAGAACATAAATATATTTTTGAGGATACAAAGCCAAATGATTAAATCAGGATTTAAAATTACACCAGATAATGTAGATTATCTAATAGGTGGCGTTAAAGTAGCACAGGAAGACCCAGATAAAAGTAGAGTGTTAAAAAACTTATTCTTTGAAAAAGGCGAAGTTAGTGAACAAACTAAAAAGAAGTTAAAACAGATATGGTGGTAAAATGAAAGAATACGTAGAATACGATATTGAAGGGCATAAATTAGAACACGGGGATAAAGTAGTAACTATAATAAAAAACTATAGAGCTAAAGGTGGTGATGTAGCAATCGCTTACGTACATAAACCAAAGGTTACTGATAGAGCTACACTAGTGTTAAAAGAAGAAGAATTATTAGAAGAAAAAGCTCCTAGAAGCTATGGTTTCTATGATAGACTGTCAGGTAAAGTATATAAAATTAAATAAGGATGTATTATGAGCATTAGAACAAGATTAAATAAAGCGACTAATTTTACTAGAAAAGCTAAGGCTATAGCAAGAGTAGGTAACTACTACCAACTAAGTAAAAACACGTCAGTAAACGGTGTGGAGTATAACAACATAACTAAAGCCCACAAACAAGTACCGTTTAGGCTGCCTAAATTAGGATTAAACACAGTATTTAATTACTTATTAAAAGATATAAAAGGAAGGACTGAACTTATGACTTATGCTTCTATTCAGCAAAAAATTGCAGAGTTAAGTACTAACAAAATAAATAATGAACTTGATGAATTACAAAAAGAAGGTGGTGACGCTTAATGGGTATCAATAATATTAGTGGTAGAGGTTGGGATGGGCTCCATCCTCTATCTAAAGCATTGTACAAAGAGACCTACTTTAAACCTAATGAAGACTATGAATTATGGTTAGAAAACAGAGTTAAACCGTATTCTAATAATGAGACTCATAAAGAAAGAGTTAAAACTATTATAAGAAATTTTTGGTTCCACCCTAGTACACCACCATCATCTGGTAGAGGATTGCCTATCAGCTGTTATGTATCACATATTCCTGACACAAGAGAAGGAATCTTTGAAGGGTACTTAGAAGGAATGTGGTTAGGTGCTGAAGGTGGAGGTAGAGGTGTATACTGGGGAGATGTAGGAGGTGCTGGACGTCCTATAGGGTTAACTATAGAAGAACTTTCTAAACTAACTTGGGAAGAAATCCAGCAAGACGACGATATACCTAAGTCTAGCGGTACAATTCCATTCTTCGGGATATCAGATAGAGCCACTTACGCAATATCTCAAGCAGGTGTCAGAAGAAGTACAGAAGCCGTGTATTTATGCGATACACACCCAGATTTAGTAGAGTTCTTGCATATAAGACTAGAAACTGGTGATAAAAATAGAAGAATGCCCAATTTACATCATGGTGTTTGTTTATCACACGCTTTTATGGAAGCCGTGAGAACATTAAGCTCTTGGGACTTAATCTGCCCTAAAACAGGTAAAGTTACAGATACGATAGACGCTTTTGATTTATGGATTGAACTATTAACTATAAGAAAAACAGAAAGTGGTGAACCATATATTTTGTTTATTGATAATGTAAATGATAGAACACCTATAGAGTACAAGAAGTTAGGGTTAAGAGTCGTATCATCAAACATATGTACAGAAATAGTAACACACACTGCGCCAGATAAAACTACGATATGTTGTTTAGGCTCAATGAACTTAGAGTACTATGACGAGTATAAAGACATACTAGACGAGGTAGTAGCAGATTTAACTGACTTCTTACATAACATATTGTTAGTGTTCTTGAAAGACACAGAGGGAAGAGAAGGATTTAAAAGAGCTCGTAAAGCAGTTCTTGAAGAGTATAACATAGGGTTAGGTGTTATGGGTTGGCACTCTTTATTACAAAAGAAGAGAATTCCGTTTGAATCACCTATGGCATTCGCATTGAACAAACAGATATTTAGCGGTATAAGAAGAGCTTCAGATAAACATCAAGCGGATATTACAGCTAAAAACCCAGAGTTAATTTGCCCTATGTCTAGAGAAGCTGGTACGTCTAGAAGAAATATTCATACACTGGCAGTCGCACCTACAATGTCGATTAGTATGTTATGTGACTTATCATCTAGCGGTATTGAACCTTGGGTAACAAATGCCTTTGTTAAGAAAGTACCTACTGGGTCGTTCAGTATTAAGAATAAGTATTTACATGAATTAATTGTAGATTATTGCCATAACGTAGCATTTGCTGGTTCACAAAACTTGTATGGTCCAGATGCTTGGATTGAAGAGCAATGGGACTCCATTGTAGCAAATGGAGGTTCAGTTCAACATTTAAAGTGGATGTCTGATTACGATAAAGATGTATTTAAAACAGCATTCGAAATAAACCCTCTAGCTATGATTAAACAAATGGGTGACAGAGTTGATTATGTTGACCAAGCAGTTAGTAATAACCTATTTATACCATCTGAAGTATCTTATGAAGAGTTGCATACTATTCACTTCACTGCGTACACTCTAGGAGTTAAGTCATTATACTACTTAAGGTCAGAACCAGAGGCTAAAGCACAAACAGGTAAAAAAGAACGTAAAGCTATTGTCTTAACTGATGATACTTGTACAGCGTGTACTTGATACAAAGAAGTAAATCTCCAACGATATGCGAAAGCATATCTGATTGGTTTATACTACTACAAAGCATAGCTTTTAATAAAACTAAGCAAATTTTTAAAGGACAATAATGAAAAAAGATAAAGTACAGATTGTGTGTATATTAGATATGTCTGGCTCAATGAGGGACTTAGCTACCGAAGTTATAAACTCATTTAATCATTTTATATCAGAACAAAAGAAACTAAAAGGTAAAGCTGAGGTAACACTGGTATTATTTGACCACGTTATAGAAAAACCTTATTATAAAGTTAAGTTAAAAGACGTAAAAGATATTGACGAAACATTGTATAAACCAAGAGGTATGACAGCGTTATATGATGCTATTGGGCTTACCGTAGAAGAATTTAGTGAACATAAAGACGTCGTATTATTAATACAGACAGATGGAGAAGAGAATTCATCTAAAGAGTACACACAGAGTATAATAAAAGATATGATTAAAGATAAAGAACAAGATGGTTGGGATATTACATTCTTAGGAGCTAATATAGATGCTAAAGCAGTAGGTTCTAGCCTTGGGGTATCTTTGTTAAAGAGTGTACAGTACAGTAATTCAGCTGACGGAATACACGAAGCTTTTGCTTGTATGAGTAAAATGTCTAGTGATTATAGAGCAAAGAAATTAGGAGATTAATGAGTAATTTATTAAACAGAGGAACACCAGTACCAGTGTATAAAGAAGCTACTGGTATGAAGTACCCACAATTCGACAAATACACAGAGTCATTAATGAATATGTTCTGGATGTTTAACGCAGTTGAACTTGGGCAGGATATTGAAGATTATAGAAAAGCATCACCTGAAGAGAAACTGTTTATACAAAATATAATGAAACTATTTACTCAGAATGAGGTTATAGTTTCTAATGGGTACGTTAAGTTAGCTAGTATATTTAAACCGAACGAAGTGCAAAACTGGTTTAATTACGCTAATGGAACAGAAGTTATGCACCAAAAAGCCTATAGTTTATTCATAGAAACCTTAGGACTGCCTGATACAATATACACAGACTTCCTAGACATTAACGTTATGAGTACAAAAACTGGGTATTTAGATAAGGCTAAAGTTAAAAAGTTTGAAGAATACAAAGCTATGGGTATGACCGATGCTGAAGTAGACAAAGAGTTCAGAAGAGCTGTAGCTAGAATGTTAGCACTATACGGTGGTGGTGCTGAGTTAGTTTCGTTGTACGCACAATTTGCTATGCTTTTAGCATTCCAGTTTCAAGGTAAATACCCAGGTTTATGTCAGATTGTTGAATACTCGATTAGAGATGAGTATATGCACGGTACAGGAAACTGTGATGTATTTAGAACATATATTGCAGAGAATCCTGATATATTTGATGATGAACTTAAGTTCGACATCTACGAGGGGATGAGAGAGTTAGTTTCATATGAAGAAGCTACAGTAGACTTTGTAAATCCCCCTCATATGAACTCAGATGAGTGTAAACAGTATATTAAACACCAAGCGGATGAAGCATTAAAACTATTAGGTATGAAACCTAATTATAATGTTAAAAACCCATTTAAGTTTATGGACGAAGTTACTGGAACAATCTTAACAGATTTCTTTAGTGGTAAAGTTACAAGCTACTCTAGAAAGATTACAGGAAGTAAGTCAGATTTAAGAGCAAAAATAAAAAGTTTAAGCTAGGTTTAATCAAAGTTTGGCTATACTCTATTTATCGCCAAGCGGGGGTTAAACCTATTATATAAAGGATAGTTATGATAGAGGGATTAAAGTATATAGTAGTAGATACTAATATACTTCTTATAGACGCTGAGAACTTATTACAACATAATAAAATTGTAGTAATACCAGAAGTAGTTATTGATGAAATGGACTCTAAAAAGAGTTTATTAGGGAGTGAACTAGGCTATCAAGCTAGAAAGTTCTCAAGATTACTATCTAAAGCCGAAGTAATTACTATTAATTACGATGAGCATAAAGATATTAAAGTATCTGAAACACTTTTAAAGATAAAAGACTGTTATGTATTGTTCACAGCGTTTAGCCACTATAAAGCAGAAGAAGGCAGAAGTTATACAAATGATAGAAAGATACTAGAAGTAGCTAAATATTACAGTGAAAAAAATAAAGCAGTATTTATGTCGAATGATAATGCTGCTAGGTTAAGAGCGGTGTCTTTAGGTATAGCAACAACAGAACACTTAGTAGTTGAGGAAGTAAACACAGAATTTACAAAAGAGGTTACTATAGAAGATGAACTATTGTTTGATAAACTTGACTACAAAGATATTCTGTCAGTAATACCAAACCATACACAAGGTACATTTAACTACATTATAAAGAATCCTGAGACAACTCAAGTTAAGTTATGCTATGTAGATAATGGAATACTACATCATATAAGTAGTACTGTTGAAAAGGACATTAGAAAGAATGTAGATGTAGCCCCTATAAATACACAGCAGATATTTTTAGCAAGAGCTTTACAAGATGTCTCAACGGATATAGTAATATGCGAGGCTAAAGCAGGCTCTGGTAAAACACTGGTAACGTTAAGTAACGCTATTAGGATGGTTAAACTTGGTAAATATTCTGGTATAACCTACATTAGGCACTCTGTAGATGACGTACCAAAAGAAGAAGAAGTAGGTTTCTTATCTGGTAACGATGAAAAAATGGCAGTTTATTTTCATCCGCTTTATGACTCATTAGAGGTTATAGTTAGAGGTAAGCATAAAGCGTCTAAGCTAAAAGGTAAAGAGTTCGAAGACTTTATAACTAAGCAGATAGAAGAACTAATGGCTGAGTGTAAAATTCAACCTATGACGGGTTTAGGACTAAGAGGTAGAACGCTTACTAACCAGTTTGTTATCATTGACGAAGCACAAAACCCATCAGCGTCTTCAATGCAAAAGACTCTAACTAGGTTAGGTAAAGGATGTAAAGTTGCTATTATAGGTTCAAATAAACAAATAGACAATCCGTATATTACAAAACATAATAATGGATTGAGTTACCTAATAGACGCTTTAAGAAAGACAGACAATAGCGGGGTTAAAATATATGGTGTAGACCTACATAAAGTAGTAAGGTCATCAATTGCAGAGTTCGCAGAAAATTTATATTCAAAGGAAGTTAAGTGACAGGTAAAGACGCAGAAAAACTACATAAGTCTATGAAAAAAGCTTACAAAGACGCAGAAAAAGGTCATAAAGCTGAAATAACATACGATGAAGACGACAGAATATATAATATCTATATAACTGATGAAATAACTGGTCCAGAAGATTATACAAACGTATTTGATACGTTTGTATTAGCAAAAGAAAATGAAACTATTAGAGTATTCTTAGCTACACCAGGAGGTAGACTAGATACCACTAATAAGATTAGGGGATTAGCTTTAATGACTAGGGCTAGAACAATAGCAGTAGTTGGTGATGTAGCTTCTGCTGGTACTATACTAGCGTTATGTTTTGATGAAATGGTAGTTTTACCTAACATAGAATTTATGATACATAATTATAGTGGTGGAGCTAGAGGTAAAGGTCATGAAGTATATTCAGCTGTAAACTTCTTACAGAAAGAGATGCCTAGAATCTTTAAAGATTACTATGATGTGTTTTTAACAGATGAAGAGATAGCTGATGTTATTGCTGGAAATGACTTATACTTAAATTCAGATGAAGTAGCAGAAAGATGGGAAAGAAAAGTTAGACACTTTGAACAACTACTAGAACTAGAGCAGATAGAGGAGCAGAAACAACAATTAGCACAAGCTAAAACTCTACTAGAAGCTAACGGTTATATAGTTAAAAACCCTAGTTCTATTGTTAAAGATAATCCTAAAACTGCTTTAGAAAAGATTAAAGATATAAAAGTAAAACCTAAAAAGAAGCTAAGAGAGTCTGTAGAGGATGAGTACGAACCACTTATTTCTAATGGGGTAGCACAGTAATTTGTTAGAGAGCCTTACGAGGCTCTTTATACAGGATACTAAAAGTAGACTGAAATAACAAAGGAGTAATATGATAGATTTTGAAAAACTAGCGCTTAAGTCATTACTAGATGGTAATGTAAGTTTAGTTTCACATTTAAAGCTTGAATACTTCACTAAAGGTAATATTAAATTATATGAGAAGATACTTGAGTTCTTTGCTCAGTATAAACGATTACCTACATACGATGAAATCGGTTCTTTAATACAAGCGAAAGCACCTGCTAATGTTGTGCCCCAGTTTATGGCTATTATTGCATCGTTACAAAGTATACATCAAACTATTGATACAGAGTTAGTAATACAAGAGCTTAAAGAGGCTTTTACAGTACGAACAGTTGATAATGAAATAGTAGACTTAGTAGAAGCGAACAAAATTAAAGATACAAAAGAGGTTAAACGTTTACTTAATATACTTAATGAAAAAGTAAACTTATGCGGAATTAAAGTTAAAAGCTTAGAGGACGTTAAAGATGAAGATGATACGCATACATTAGTACGAACATTCTTAGACAAAGATGCGGAATCAGAGTTCTTTGGTGGTGGGCACACAGGTTTAACGATATATTCAGCTGAATCTGGTGGTGGTAAATCAATAGCACTAGGGCAAACTGCACTTAATAACTATAAAGATGGTAAGAATGTATTTTTTATATCGTTAGAGTTATCGCGAAAAGTTATGTATAATAGAATCATCTCGGCTGAGTCTGGTGTAGACTTTAGTATTATTAATGATAGTAAACAAACACCTGAGCAGCAACTATTAATTGACAAAGCGCATAAAACTTTATTTGACCCTAATAATAAGAATAAGTTCTTAATAGTAGATGATGACATAACAGACACAGAGCTTATTAATTTAATTGCTGTTGAGGCTCAAGTTAATAAAATTGACGTGTTTGTTATAGACTACTTACAGCTTGTAGAACCTGACAGTTCTGGTGATGAGTGGAAAGCACTTACTAAGTTATGTAAAAAGTTGCATAAATTAACTAAAGCATACGACATAGCAGTTATTTCAGCCTCACAAGTAAATGAAGAGGGTACTGAGAAAGGTACTATAATGCCTAAGATTTCATCAAGAGGTTCTAAAGAGGTTAAATTCTCTAGTTCACAATTTATTCACTTTGCAAGAGATAGGGAAACAGGTATGCTAAATATGTTCCAAATGAAAAATAGGATAGCTAAAGCTAGACACTTGATATTAGAACCAGAGTTTGAGCATATGAAAATGAACTCAACAGGCGTGGAGTTAAACATATGAGTTTTAAAGCTCACTTAGAAAGTAAACTCAAAAGCCTAGGTAAAGAGTACACCATATCTGGTAATGAAATTAGAACAACCTGTATGAACCCAGCCCATATAGACCATAAGCCTAGTTACTTTATCAATGTAAAGACTGGTGTAAGTCATTGTTTTTCTTGTGGATTTAGCCCTCATCCAGCAAAACTAATAGACGCGTCAGAAGAAGACACAGAGGAACTATTAAGGCAAGCCCAGTATATTTATTTAGAAGAACTCACAAAAAGTAAAGAGGAACAAGAAGTTGTAGCATTTACCTTACCACCAAAAGCGTACGATATAAATAAACCTTGGAGAGGTGTTTCACTAGACCTACTACAAGCGCTAGGCGTGTATTATTGTGATACTGGTAGGTTCGCTGGGAGGCTAATCTTTCCAGTATATCAAAAAGGATTACTACAAGGTTTTGACGCTAGGATTGTTAATCCTACAATAGTACCTGAACAATTACAAGATGTAAAGTGGTTAAGACCTAAAGGTATGCAAGTACAAAAATTATGTTATCCTTTTGAGTATCTTAAAACAATGGACTGTAGTCACTTAGTGATATGTGAGGGTATTGCAGATTGTATTTCATACTTAGAACTAGGAGTACCTGCCATACCATCGTTTGGAGTATCACCACCAGAAGACGAAAGAATATCGTCTCTACTAGAATTAGGAGTTAATACTATAGGGTTAGCTTATGATAATGATGAAGCAGGTAGAACCGCTTCGTTAAAAGTTTACAAACACTATGTTAAGTGGTTTAAAATAAAAAACCACAGTGTAACATACAAGGTATTCCAATCAGGGGTTAAAGACTGTAACGAGTATCTAAAATTAATAAAAGGATAATAATGAAAACATTTAAAGACGTATTTTTAGAAAAGGTAAATACTACGTATGATAGAATACAAGCTATAAATAAAGTTGATACTTCAGGAGAATTCTTGGCATCAAGAGTAAAAGACTTACAAACAAAGATGGTCGGTACGTTAGACATTGATGTTGGTATAGACTTAATAACAGAGTTAGCTGTAATAAGCTACATAGTTACTAAAGAGGTGGTATGAAATACATATACTTTGTAGATACTAAACTAATATGTTACTACTTATTCCAAAGAGGTTCTAGTATAACTGGTATGTATGATAAGATAGCACAACTTATTTATAATTTCCCTAAAGGTGAAATATACTTAGGTTGGGATATTGGTAAATCCAGTTACAGATTAGGTATATCTCCAACGTATAAAGGGCATAGACAGGCTGAAAAAGAAAAGCTATCACAAGAAGAGCAAGAAGCTCTGGTAAATTTTAATATAGAGTATCTTAAAATGGCTGAATTAGCCGATTTAATCCCAGTACACAACTTAAAGGTTAGTGGGGTTGAATGTGATGATATGTGTTCTATATTGGCTAAAAAGTATGAGAATAAGACTGAGTATACTGTATACCTCGTAACAGCAGATATGGACTGGATACACTCAGTAGTAAATACTAGTAATGTATTCATAATTGATGTGTATAATGGTGGTTCAGTTATCGACTCTAAGTACGTTGAGCAGACTTACAACTTAGACACAAGAAAAAAGTTTACAGTACTAAAATCTATTCTTGGTGATAAATCAGATAATATTAAGTTCTGTACTAATATAGGTCCAGTTAAAGCTAAAGAAATATTTGATAAAATATATCTAAAGTACAAAGACCCTACAGTAGACGAGATAATACTGGAGATAGAAAAGTACCTAGCTGATAAAGAGGCGGATAGGATTAAACGAAAGTTGAAAACAAGTATATCTATACATAGTGACCACACTAGCGTAGGTAGAACAACAGTTAAAGAAGCTTTTTTAGCAAACTTAAGTATAGCTGACCCTTTCCAAGATACTAGTAATTTAACAGATGAGCAGCTTATAGCTTTTAATAAATGCTTAGAAAGAGTCCCTCCTAAAAGTATATCATTTGATAAAATACTAGATGCTAGTATAGAGAGTTTAGGGTATGCTCTACAGTTTGGTCATAGGGCTTCTAAAGTATTTAAGGTTGTATAATGAATGAGGTAATGATTGCAGAATTTTATAATAGACTAAAAACTGAGCTAGGTGTATCTATAAGGGTAGCCAGAGAGATTCATAAAGGGTATAAAGCAGTATATTTAGCTTGTATAGCTAATGGTGAGTCCTTTCAACTACCTGGAATAGGTTTTATAGAACTACGTCCTTACACAGATACACAAGCTCGTAACCCTAAGACTAAAAGTATGGTTGAGCGTCAGGCTAAATATAAGATAATATTTTCAGCGTCAAAAACTGCTAAACGACTAATAGGAAAAAGGGTATGATTAAGTTTAAAAAGTTAGTTATAAATAATTATAAGAGTATCAGCAAAGCTGAGCTATTATACACTAAAGGTTTATGGGAAGTATCAGGAATTAATAATGATTCTACCTTTAAATCAAATGGTGCAGGTAAAAGTACTGTGCTCGAAGCTATACAACAGTGTTTATATAATAAAAATATTAAGAGTATATCAATAGAAGACACATATAATAGACTCACTAAGAAGGGCTACAGTATAACTATTTATTTTAGTAAAGGTCAGGATGAATATACTATTACTAATGATAGGGAGTCTGGGTGTATCACAATAGTGAAAAATAATACCGATATATCAGAAAAAGGTATAGCGAATAACTTAAAGTTAATTCAGACAATCATTGGATTTGACTTTAGTACGTTTTGTGCTTTAACGTATGTATCCCACCAAAATATCGTTAGTATTATGGAATCATTTAGCTCTAGTAACTTAATGAAAGTACTGCTTGACTTTGATACTATTTCAAATTTTGAAACAGTAACAAAAGATTCTTTAAGTAAATCTAAGGAGTTGGTTCAAAGATTACTACAAGAAAACGTACAAATTAATGATACAATTACATTAATGGCAGAGTTTAAGTATACTGATTTAACACCTATGTATAATGAAAAGCAGAGACTACAAAACGAGTTTTTTGAGAATACGTCTAATATAAATATACAAGGTCTATCAAATAAGCTTGATAGTCTAAATAGTTCTATTCAATTAAATAAGTCTGCAATACAGCAACTAGAGTTAAAAATTAACGGAAAGACCTGCCCAACGTGTGGGCAAGAGACTACGCATTATGGTGATGTAACGAAAGGTTTATTACAGTACGAATTAACAGCTTTACTAGAGGCTAATGAGAAATATAGTACTGATTTTGAGATAGCAAAAGAAGCATTTAATTTAGCAAATGAGAAACTAATCATTTTAAGGACAGAGTTTGATGAAGCTATAAGAGTAGTTGATACTAATATAACTATAGGTGAGTATAAAAATGATTTATATGAACGTAATAAAGGACAGTTAAACGGCGCAACAAGTAAGTTAGAAGAAAATAACAAGCTTATTAGTACTGAGTACTTTAATCAAGACTTATATGATACTATATTAAAGACTATTAAATCAGGAAAAATGCACAAAGATTTATTAGATAATTTTACTAAAGTACTTAATACTTATATAGATGATTATATAAAATATATGAGTATAGATTATTTAAATGTAAAAGCTAAAGCTTCAAAAGCAGCTATAGACTTTATTCTATATGATAACAGAACAAAACAGTTTATAGATATCAATACCCTTTCAGGTGGAGAGTTAACTAGAATACGTATTGTAGTATTAATGAGTATGTTAAAGACCATAAGTACTTTGACTAAAATGAGTACAAACATACTAGTATTGGATGAAGCACTAGACACATTAGATAAATCTGCAGCAGATGACTTAGCTAGTCTATTCGAGTACTTAATAAAGTCTGAGGATAAGTTTATTGCTTTGGTATCACACGGTGAGCAACTGAGTAACATAGATTTTAGTGGTAAAATCAAGGCTATTAAAACAAATGGAATTACTACAATAATCCAAGAAAAGGAATAATATGTTTGAGAATATAAGTATAACTACAATAGAGAAAGTAGTTAATGATTTATTTAAGATAGTACAAGAAAAATCTATTAGTGCCTCTAGACAAGCATTGTATTCATATTCAATGGCAGCACAAAGAGAGGATAAAGTATTATTCGATATGATAATATCTTACGCTATGCAGAGTACGCTACATAATGATATTATAAGTAGATATAATACGAGACCTTTAACACAAGAGTCATTAGTGGAAGTACAACAGCTTTACTTTAGTTATGATAGTAGAAGATTTAAAAAACTCCCTAATACAGCTCAAAGACTCTTATGGTTATGCTCAAGTACTAGTGTTTATAGAGATAGTATAGCAAAGTTAAGAAGATTAATCACTGAGTATCATCCAGTTGAGTTCCCTAAGACAGTACAAAGTCAATGTAAACGTTGCTACTCAGATTCCGAAAATACTCTATGCGCCTCTTGTATAAAAAAGATAGAATCTTGTGTCGAGTTTACTTCGGACTCATTCTCTAGTACAGGTACAACAATGGAACCATTTGAGTACTATTTTAAAGATTGGGAGGTTACCGTTAATAACCAAGGTGAGTATAAGTTTAAAAAACTAAATAAAAGTCTTCAAAGGTATCAACCTAATTTACCTATAAAAGAATTTCAAAATTTAATGGTGCTAATAGGTTAGTTTAAGTTTAATTTAAGTATAACTTGGTATAATGCTATCAAGTTTTTAAGGAGAGTCATGTTATAGATTATGATATAAGTAATTAATAAAGAATGTAAGCGAGTAAGGTGAATAGTCTAACAATATTAAAAGTTACAAAGTAAAGATAAAAATAAGGAAACACAATGGAAAATATGTCAAGAGAAGAATTAATAGCGTTATTTGGTTTAGAGGCTGGTGAAGAGATGTACAAACAACAAACTGCTGCTAATGTTACAGGTGGTTCTAGAGAGCCTTTCCCATTACTTAAAAAAGTAGTAGATGGTGATTTAGGGTTAGGTAAATTTGGAACGTTTGTATTCGGTACAGAGTTTGAGAAAGATAGAGATGCAAATGGTGATAAAGTTATTTCTAACTTTGGAACAAACGTAGGTGACTCGTTTAGATTTATCATCCTTAATGTGTCATATAGATTCAAAAGATGGGTTGAAGGTGCTGGTAAAGATAAAAAAGGTAAAAATGAGTTCTCTAATATCTTCACAGATATGAATGGGTTTAAAACAGCAGTTGACTATAATGGTAATCCAATTCCTGATAATAAACAAGCAAGAGATGCTTTAGGTTGGAGAACAGTTAAAATTATGGGTGGTTTAGTAGAAGTAAGTGGTGAATGGAAACCAGTTATATTTGAAGTAGATGGTAAAATGTACTTCACAGTAAATGAGTTATTAGACAAAGCACCTAACAAAGGTGTTATCGGTTGTATTTGTAACTTTGCGACTAAAACTGAAAAACAAGGTTCAACTAAGTTTACAGTTATTGATGTAGAGAAATCATCTTGGACTACAGACGGTATTCAAGATATCTTAAGAGATAATAAAGAAACTGTTACAGATATGGCTATTAAGATGAAAGCTTATCAAGCAGATAATGACTACAAAAATAAAGCTAAAAATACTACGCCAGTTAATAAAAGCGTAGAGTCAGACGACACGAACTGGTAATAAATATGAACATCGCAATAGTAGGTGATGTTCATCTTTCTCTTAGAAAGTATAAGGAGTTTGAAGAAAATCGCTTCAAGCTCCTTATAGATGAGCTAATAAATAAAAAACCAAATATTGTTGTATTTGCAGGAGACTTGCTAGATAAACCTAACCCAACTTTAGAAGAGCAACAATTGTTACTGTACGCTATACATAGACTAAGAGCACGTAACATAACCGTTAAAATCATTTCAGGAAATCATGAAGCAGTGACTGGTACTACTAGCACATATGATTTTATATTTCCGTATGATAATACCTACGTTAATAAATGCAGACTGTATAACTTAAAAAGTACAACACCAGACCTAGGTATAGTACTAAATGGTTGGACGACAGTAAAAGTATCTAATCACGAAAAGACTGACGATATACTTATTACACATCTTAGAGCAAACCACGGACTGATTAAAGAAGAGTTTAACATAAAAGAGTTAAGCGAAAAATATAGTCAGGTATTCATGGGAGACTTACACTTTAGGTACAGTCCATATGATAATGTACATTACACGTCATCCCCTTATAGTACTAAGTTTACAGATAAGCCTCTGTCAGATTACGGGTATATTATGTTAGATACTGTAACTAAAAATTGGATGTATATTGATTTACAGTTACCGTGTAAAGTAAAGATAGCCAGTAAAGCAAAGGACGTTGAAAAGGTTATTAAAGGTTTAGATAAACACTTAATTAAAGTAGAAGTATCAGGTACTTTAGAGGAACTTAAAACATTAAAAGAATATACTAATGTAATATACGTTAAAGAAGTACTAGATATAAGCACTATATCAGTTAAAAGCGTTAAATCTAACACACTGGATTCACTAGAAGATTATATAGAAGAGTCTGGGTTTAGTAAAAAGTATCCTAATAGCGAAGAAAAAGTAAAAGATATATTAAATAATCTTAAAGGTAAATTATGAATGAAATAATAAAAAAGATGTACAATGTGCAAGACCTATTTAAAGTACCCATTAATGTACTACAAGCAATAGAAGATGCAGACGAACTTTGTAGAAGAGCTGGTGGTCAACTAGTATCTAGGCAGGTTATAGCAGCTATAATAGTAGAGCATGACACTCTTAAAACATATGACAAAGAGTCAAAGTACTACATAGGAGCTTAATATGAGGTTATCAGAAACATTATTAACAGGTTATGGTATATCCCCAAAAACTGTTAGACCAACACAGTTACTAGATATCATTGATGGATTACTATTATATAGCGATATAAGTAGAGTTACGAGTAATATAAAAAAGCTATCTAATTTAGATTATACAGGTGATACAAGTAGTTTAAACGCAGTAGCTAAAAGTATTGTATTAGTAAAGTTACTTAGTAAACCAAAAGCAACTAAACTATATTCGAAGTTACTACTTAACATCATGCTAGGTACTAGCACAGAGTTATCTAAAGAGGACGTATTAGACGCGTTAGGCGGTATTACTAATGTAAACGCTCAATATAAAGCTTTAGCAAAAACAGTAGAACAAATTAATGAAGTACTTGAAGATACGATTATATTGTACTCACAGTATTCTGATGTAGTACGCTTTATAATATTAAAAGGTAGTACTAGCGAAGAACTCAAAACTAGCTTAATGAACTCTGGGTACCAATCACCAGCTTTATTAGACAAGTTACATATAACTCTGTTAGTAAAAGGTTTAGAGTGAGTAATCCAAAAATACCACATAAGCCTTGGGTGCAATTAGAGACAAAAGACATATCACAACTTAGAGATAAACTTTTAAAAGAGCAATTAAATAAGTGTGGAATATGTGGTACAACCGATGGCATTGTGTGGACATTAGACCATAGTCACAAGAAAGGTTTTGGAGGTACAGGACTAATACGTGGTGTTCTTTGTAGAAGTTGTAACTCAGTAGAAGGAAAGATTGTAAGAGCCTTAAAAAGGTTCGGTGTTAAGATACATAATATGTCGGATTGGTTAAGAAATCTAGCAGACTGGTTAGATAAACCTCATTACCCATACATCCACCCTACTGAGAAAGAAGTTATAAAGATAACTAAAACAGACTTTAAGGCATTAATGAAAAAGTACCTAGAAAAGTATCCTAAGAAAGTAGCTCTTAAGTACCCTGTTGGCGGTAAAGCTAATACTAGACTACAAGAAATAATAAAGGAGTTTAATGATTAAAATATATAAATCAAAACCAATACGCGATAAAGACCTTAAGACATTAGACGAAGTAAAAATATTTGTTAGACCTACGGAGTTATGGTATGGGTATGAGATTAAATTAGATGACGTAAAAGAACGTTTAAGATTTGGCGAAGCGGAGATACAAGTTGATGATATTAAGTTACAAACCAATATAATATACTATGATGATATTATACTAGGTAGTACTCATTGCTCTATTAACGAACTAATTACGGCTTGTAAAGGAACTAAGTACTCTATTCCCCCAGTAGAGATTACTAGAATGGGTTATATAGACGAAGTACACAGAAGAAAGTATATTAGCACACCAATAAATGGTTATTGGGACTATAGTTTAGCACCAATTATAATGATAAAGATTTAAGGACAAAGATGAACAAGTTACAAAAGTTAATAAAAAGTTTAGAAGAAAATTATAAAGTTGATATAGCAGAAATAGTAGACTTATATGAGCAGGCTTGGTCAGTAGCAGCTATAGCTGAAAACCAGGATGTTACACCATATGTTATTAGTAATATACTCAAACACTTACAGTTAAAAAGACCAAAGAATAAAAGAGACATATGTGTAAAAGAACATTATGCTATGTTAAATGAAGAGTCTTTAGATGAGTACACTGAAGAGCTTGAAGATGAAAATGAAGTATTATTTAATAAGGTAAATAAGCTTGAAACAACACTAATAAAAACAAAGGCTGAACTGAACGCTAAGCGTAAAGCACAACGAGAAGCTATCAAATCGGAAATAATTACCGAAAAACTGTTAGATGCTTTAGATAAAAGTTTAAAAACTAAAACAATTAATAAAATTAATGTTAAGCTTAACAAAACTTCAGAAATAGAGACAGACGAAGGATTAGTAATAGTATTATCTGACCAGCATATAGGTGAAGTAGTAGGACCAGATATTGTACAGAATACATACAATTACAATGAGGCAATAAAAAGATTAGATAAATTTATAGGTAATGTATTAATGTTCCCTAGGCAATCTAGAAAAATTACTGTAGTACAATGTGGAGATATGCTAAAAGGACTGATTCACGGTGGTTTGTATACATCAGAGGAGTCGTTTATTGAAAGTATAAATAAAGCTGTAGATTATAACGTATATTTATATAATATCTTAGCAGAAGTATATGATGAAGTTAATATATATTCTATTACTGGGAATCACGATAGAGTGACAGAAAACCCAAAAGTAGAAAGTAAAGCACTAGATTTTACTAGATTAGTTGATTCTATGGTGTCAAGACAGTTAAGAGCATTAAAAGTAAATAATGTAAACTTATACGTTACACCTACTCCGTATCATTTAGTAGAAATTAATACAGCAAACGTATTGATGTTTCACGGTGATACTGTAAGAAAGTATAACGCCGCTGATGCAGGACAAAGAGGATTGTTACAAGATTTATGTTTAGGTACGTTTAAGAAACCATACACACACGCTATATCTGGTCACTCGCATAGTTTTGTTGCTTGTCATAACCAGTATGGTGGAATGAATATAGTTAACGGTACTTTAGTAGGTAGTAATGCTTTTGGAGTAGCAAATGGTATGAGAGACATCTGTGCTTCTCAAACAATCTGCTATATAGATACAGATGGAAATCTAGAGCTAGTTCAAGCTGTAAAGCTTAACTAGTATAAATAATCCCGTATTATGTCAAAGTGCGGGATGATTTTAACAAAAACGCTATATATAAGAGTAGCGAATCGGAAGATGAAGCTATACTATATAGCTATAGATTAGATAGTTAATAACTAGTTACTATATAGTTATTAGATATAGTATAGATACTTACTATTATAGAGTATAGACTAGATAGTACAGGCGATTCTTAAAGTTAGCTTAAAAGGTTTCTGTAAACTTATTATATATTTTTAATAACTTACAAAAGTCTTTTTTCTTATCCATCATAATACAAAATTCAGCGAACTCAGAATACAAGTGTAAAAATAAACACTTAGTATCAGAATCATTGATTCTTGACACCGTAGCGTTTAGTAGTAAGCCGTTTGACTCTAACCCTAACACTCTATCTAGTTTATCAATTAACTTCCTCTTACCGTTCGCTACAGAGAACACAAACATTAGCTCAGCTAATTCTTGAGATACTATTTCATCACATTTTAGTTTAGACCAAAAGAATATATTATAAAAATCATCAACCAGTTCTTCATCAGGTATTTCACCTGAGTCAATAACCCTCCAACCTTCCCACTTAGGAAAGAACTTACGATTAATCCCACAGTACTCTATAGTAGAGTAAGGTGGTTGTTTTAAGTGTTGTACAGCTTTAGCAAAGATAGCCATAATTATCCTTTTAGTTCAAAGTGAGGCATATCGACAAAAGTTTTCCAATCACCTCCCCAAGTAATATCAATACCTAATCTAGTAGCAATAGCTTTAAACTCTTTTGCTAGTTTATGAAAAAGTTCTTTACTATTTTGACTTCCGTCAAACGGATTTACACCAGCTTTGTACGGAATAATATCAATAGCTAAACTAGGCGAGTAATTATGTTTACCTTTTTTAGTAACGCCGTCAAGCTTACTAAAACCTTTATTAAATAATTCTTGTTGTCTAGCTAAGCTTCTATGTCCTTCAATTACAGTAAAGTCGACTACCTTAATCAGCTCATTACATATCTTTACCAGCCTTTGGTCTACATTAGATAAATTATCTAAACTTCTTTTACTAAAACTATACATTTTTATATCCTTTTATTTTTTACTTAATAACCATCTTAAACCAAACGTTGCAGCTACTATACCTGAAATCATCAACATATACCAATCAGGTGTTTGTTGTAGTACTGCAAAACCTTGTAAAACAGTCTCCTGTGTTTTAGGGAAAAATGCAAGTATCAAAGGAATACTAAATAGTACTAAAAGATACTCATCTTTCCAACTTGTAGACATAGCTATCTGAGCCCTAGAGTCCCAGTCAGCTTCAGTTTGAATTCCTTGCTTAGCTAACTCGGAAGCTATATCCATCTTCTTTAAATTCAGTTCATGTTGTCTATCAAGAATTTTACCTTCAAGCTCAATCTCGATAGTCTTTCTTTGTTGATAACCTTTAACAACTTCTGTAATAGGGTTAACAATTACACCAAAAATACTTTCAAACCATCCCATAACTTATCCTTTATAGATAATTTAGCAGCAGTACCTGTACGAATTAACACAACGTATTAACTTTTCCTCTTCGTCTCCGCTAAGCTTTAAACCCTTGACTATTTTGAGAGCACCAAGAAAATCTTTATTCCTAATACTCTCATCTAGTAAGTTACTGTTCTCTTCGCTAACACCAAGTAACTTACAACAAAACCCAGTAAGGGTTACTTTATCCATAACCCTGCACCACTAATAACTAAAGCTAGTAAAGTAGGTATACCAGCAGTGAAGAAAGACTGCTTAACTCTGCCTTCTACTACGTGAATCCTAATCTCAGTTACCATTTTACTCATCTCAGACATATCTCTCATGAGTGTACTAACAGCTTCCTCTAGCTTTCTTATTCTATATTCTTCCATACTCTCTTGTGACATGTCTATCCCTCAAACTTATATTTATCAAGCTCAGCTCTTAACTTCTGAACACAACTACTCTCAGCACAATTATCTATAGCCTCTTTTAGCCCTAAATAATAATCCGTTACATCTCTACCAGTACCTACGGTTCCTAGTAACTTACCATCAGCATTATAAAAAGGCGCTTTATGTACTTCTAAATAAATATCTTTACCATTTACTTTACCATACTCCAAGAACTTCTCTTTATCAAGTTTAGCTAGTACTACAACGTCACTATTACCACAAATCTCACCAAATGTATGTTTATCATCTCCAACTAAAGCTTTACACATCTTAGATAACTCAATATCGTTTCTACCTAAAACAGCACTTTTATCCATACCATAGAAAAGCACTCTTCTAATCTCTGGGTTAGCATAAATATAATTACCATCAGTATCTTTAGCCCACATTAAATCAGGAATAGTATTCCCAACAGCAATAACTAAATTTTTATACTTATCTCTGTCCGCCCTTATAGTTCTAAGCTCATTATCTAATTTTCCTATTAATTCTCTATCATGGTTTAGCGTAGCGGATATTTCATCTAGCTTACATAATAAGTCACCTTTAATAATCTTTTTAACCCACTCTACCACGATACACCTCTTTAAATAAAAAACTCTTTAGTTTACCAACTAAAAGTTTAGTTTGTACTATAATCCAATTGTACTTTTTAAACTCTGTAACTATAAACATTTTATAATACAGTTCAGTTGTAACAACACGTTTAGTATTACAATCAATAATGTCACCGTTTTTATACAATACACAATGACCATTTCCATTTAATTTGCAGTAATAGTAATCCCAATCGTTAAAATACTCTAGATGGTTTTTGAGGTATATACAGTAAGATTCACAATCTCCGTATATAAAACCATCTTTATCAATACTTGGTAGTTCCCAAACTTCATTAAATCCAAATTTATCAATATCTTTTTTATACCTATAAACTTTGTTAAACTCTTCTAATTTAACCATCTTGTCAAACCTTTAATTCTTGGTTATTCTTAATAACTTTATACAAAGCATTAGGGCTAACTTTTACACCTAAACCTAATGCTTCAGCACACCACTCAGAACAGTACCACTTTTTATTATCTTGTTTTTTAAGTGGTATAAACTCATTTAACAAAATACCTAATAAATCATATTTAGCTCCTTTAGTTTGATTAAACAAACTCAATGTCCTATCAATGTATTTAGAGGGTAGTTCAATAAAATCCCAATGTTCTGTGCTTGGATGAATCTTACGTCTAACAACACCACCATCATACCACGATGATGTATACCAATCATCCCCTATTACTAGCTCGCAATGACTATAATTACCAACTGTCCAAAACCTTATAAGTTTATCTGTCCAGTCACCTTCCGCTTTATAGAATGCGATTTTCATAATGTACTAGCTTCTATAAAAAGAGCGTCTATAGCTTCATCAGATAAACCTAGTTCAGAGGCTAATCCTGATATTAGCGGACTATTTCTAAGAACCTCAGTTGCATACTCCCATTCTATCTTCCAAGCAGCGTTTTGCTCTAACATATTATTGATAGTATCAAGTAAACCCAACTCTAAAAGTTTAAGTCTTATTTGTCTAGGTGTTACTGATACAACAGTAACATTAACCATTTTACTAAAAAACACTAATGCTTCATCAAAACTATCAAACCAATACCATCCATCTTGTGGATAAGTATAACTATCTTTATCCTCAGCCTTTAGTGTAACTACCGGAGAGAACACGAAGTTCTCTCCTTTTAATATATCATTATCTGTTTTTTTATAAAATCCCATATTATCTCCTTTATTTCATTAACCAGTTACAGTCCAACCCTTAGCAGTAGCAATTGACGGGTCGTCCTCACTCACTCCATAGTTTCCAGTTACTGTTACTGTTTGTCCAGTTACGGTTGGAAGTATGCTATACATCTCATTTAATGCTGTTGCACTCATCTTAGCATTAGCTACTGAGAAAGTAAATCTTAGAGGCATTAGCATTCGTTTGAGGGAGTAACAGATATTTAATATTGAAGTATTAGCGGTGTATGAACTACCAACTGTAATACTTGGCATTACTTGTAAACTCGAACACCCATTTGCAAAAGATGCTAGACCATAAGAAGCAGCGATATTTCCAAATATATAGGATGGAATTGTTGTTAAACACTTACAATTTGATAACATGTTTGCAATATTTGTAACACCACTACTATCGCTAAAAGTAGGAGCTTTTTCTAGTGACCAGCAGTTGTTGCACAAACTAGCTAAATTTGTACAACTAGCAGTAATATTAAAATTAGGCACAGATTTTAAACTATAACACCCATCCAGCATAAAAGCTAGTGTAGTAGCACTTGTATAATTATATGTTTGTAATATAGCTAATCTATCACAATATTGGAATGTATTACTAAACGTTGTACATAAACTTGTATCTATTGCTGGGCTTTCTTTTATTCTAGTATATGCAAATGTCTGTGACAAGCTTGTAATTTTTCCAGTGCCACTGAAAGTTAACATAATATCCGCCAATGACGAACATCCGTAGAACACTTGCGAAAATGAATAATCTATATTTGAATTTATAGTTAAATTAATATATCTTAATGACTTACATAAATAAAACATATTTAGAAAATCATTACTATTACTTGGTGTTATAGTAATAGGATATGTTTCTATTAATGAACAACAACTGTAGAACATACTATTTAGACTAACACCAGCACTTCTAAACGTATATGTAGGCATCTTTTGTAAGGCATAGTTGTTATAGTGCATATTAGTAAATGTTGTTACATTACTTGTATTTTTAATTGTTACTGATTGAAGTGAATGACAATCGTAGAATAAATTAGCTAATGAAGTACTTGCTAATTCACCTATTAAGCATTGTTCTAACATAGTATGCTTAACATAATTTGCAACTGCCCCTATTGATAAATTAGTACAATTTATCGCGTTTATTCTCATATCTAAAAACCCAGTAGTTAAATCATAGTTTGTACCACTTCCGATACTTGAATGATAAGTATGTAAAGCAAATTCTGTTAAATTCTGCCCAGCCTGAGGAGTAATAGTAATAATACATTGTTTATATCCAAACTTAGAAACTGTTGCACTATTTAGATTTACATTTGAGTAATCGTACTTATGTTCTGCTTTTATATTATCTGCAAAGTTTTCTACTACACCATCACCCCAATCAACTGTATAAGTTCCTCGACAAGTAAATGCTACAAACTCACTATCTGTATCAAACACAGCATTTAATATACTAACCTTTTGTACTCCATCAACATTATCCGGTAAAGCTAACCATTCTGTAGGTCTTACCCAAGCATCTGCAACTTCACTTCCACCTCCACCTGTTGTTATCTCTCCAATCTTAGTTGCATAGTTTCTAAAGGTTGTACCAACAGGAACACTAACCCCTTTAGCTACTATAGCATTTTTAATTGCTGCTTTTGTATCTTGTAAATACAATAATTTATCTGATGTTGTTCCCATTATATCACCTGCCCATTGATTGTGTCTAATGCTGAGTTTATATCACCTATTAAACTATCTACTTCAGTTTTAGTATAAGTATCAGATATACCATAACCACTTAATGTTGTTGGGTTAGTTCCTGCTGTAACCCTACCTTTCGCATCCACCGTTACAGATTTATACGTACCTGCTGTAACTCCGCTGTTTGCCAATGTAGCTGTTCCAGTAACGTTAGCTAATCCATTAAACGCCGCTGAAGTCCATGTAACATCCCCAGTCATTCCTATTGTTCTGCCAGTAGCTAAAGCAGAAGCTGTTGAAATGTTACCTGTAATCTGATTTCCATTTATTTCAATATAATTACTATTACTATATAGACGTAACGTACCATTAGAGTCTAAACTTTGAATTCCTGACCTAAATACGCCACCAGACGTTCCAGATAACAACCAAGTAGCAGAACTTGATGTACCCATTATAACATTAAGGGCGCCAGTACTAGTACCACTTGTAGCACCCCAAGATGTGCTTAAACCTGAAGATTGTATAAACGATTGCGCACCTAGTGTTGTAGAAATACTAACGTCAGCTGAACCATCAAAGTTTACACTACCAACAATAGCTCCAGCTAAAGCAATATTTCTAGAAGTTTGTAACTTCGTTGCTGTTCCTGCATTACCGGAAATAGAACCACTAGGAATAACATAATCTGTTCCAGCTGTTGCTGCAGTCATTGCTCCAGTTCCATTACCTTTAACTATACCAGTTAAAGTTGTAGCTCCAGTTCCTCCATTACCTACTGGTAATGTACCCGTTACACCTGGAGTTATATTTGCACTACCGTCAAATGACGCACTTGCAGTTGAGCCTAAGTTAGTTTGAACTGTCCTAGCAGTTTGCAACGCAGTTGCTGTACCAGCGTTACCAGTAATAGTAGTTATATTAACAACACCAGTTTGACCATTTACAGAGTCAACAGCTCCACTTGTTATGTAAACATATACAGAACCAGACCATCTATAAGTTTTATTAGTATCTAAAGCAACGTATATTTTTCCAGACTCACCTGTAGCTGGGAAACTAGCTTGATTAGCGAATTCTAAAACATCATCAACAAATGCAGGTAATCTCGCAGCATCAATAATACCGGTTGTTATCTTACTTGCATCTAAAGATGGTATATCTGAAGCACTTAAAGACGTCCCTGAAGTAACCTGACCTTGCGCATTAGTTGTAACTTTTGTATATGTACCAGCAGTTCCTACATTTGTTATTGCTACAGTAGGAGACCAACCTTCACCTGCTGTACCAGACACGGTGATACCTGTACCTTGAGTTAAACCCGCAACATAATTTCCTGTTGTATCTGTACCTAAGGCTACTGAGTTAGCTGCAATAGTAGTAGTTATACTTGCGTTAGCCGACCCGTCAAAGTTTACAGTACCTGTTACATCACCTGTTAAAGATATACTTCTTGTTGTTTGTAGCTTAGTAGCTGTAGCTGCGTTTGCGTTTTCATTTAATGGATGTATTCTTATTTCTAAAACCCCATTTGTCGCATGAGCACTAATAACAGCACAAACTATTATTTTAAGCTCAGTGCTACTAGGTACTACTTTTGTTAAACCAGTCCCATTAGGTTTAGCATATAAAATATCCCCATCTGCCCAAGTTTCGCCATATAAACTCCCAGATGTATTTACACCACGTACTTTACCATCAATAGTAATAATACCATCAGCACCAGCTGCTATGTCTTGTGTAGCAACACCATACAGTAAGTGTGCTTCATTAAACCCACCAGTAAATGGTTTTACTTTTATTCTTCCGCTTGCACCTATAGTACCGTCGAACATTACAGGTGTACCATTAGTTATGATACTCGCCGTGCTATTTCTTACAGTCCTTATATTTTCTTGTCCTAGTTGAATAGAACTTCCGTTAAGCGTCCCTAGATTAACTGTATTTTCATCTGAGTTCCAAGTTAGCTGCCCTAAGTTAGGAGCTACGTTACCAGCAGTACTAAACCCTACGCTTGGTAATGAACTTTGAACTTCAGATTTAGTATACACATCTAATAACGTAACTACCGACCAACCAGTTGAAGTTCTTACTTTCATTGCCTCTATAGTACTATTAAAGTACAGAGCACCTACTAATAAAGCCCCACCATCATTGTCAACAGTAGGGTCAGAAGCTTTTACTCCTAAGTACCTATCATCAAAACTATCATAACTAGCAGCAGCAGCATTAGCACTAGCTAAAGCATTCGCTGCACTTGTACTAGCCTCTGAGGCTTTTGTAGTAGCTGTTGTAGCAGAAGTCGTAGCAGAAGTTGCACTTGAAGCCGCACTAGTAGCACTTGAAGATGCACTAGTAGCACTTGAAGCAGCACTAGTAGCAGAAGTTGCAGCAGCATTTTTAGATGCTAAAGCATTAGTTTCTGATGTAGCTGCAGCAGTTGCTTTAGTCGTTGCTGTAGTAGCACTTGTTGCTGCATTAGTTGCAGAAGTTGCAGCAGCATTTTTATATGCTAAAGCACTTGCAGCATCAGCTGCAGTAGCTGTTGTTATGCTTGTAGCAATACCATCATAAGTAGTCTCTACATACTCTTTAACATCGTCCATTAGTATATTAAGCTGTTCATCAGCCTGCGCAATTAATGTATTACCATTAATCACAGCTGTTGTATTAAAATCAGGTATTACTATCGGCATTTAATTTCCTTTATTATTATTTTATAAACTATTTTTTATTGTTAGTAATTCTAACTCAAGATTGTTAATTAATTCTCTAGTAGTATTTCTTTTATCCAGTATATCTTTATATTTAATTTTAAAATCAGTATCCGATATAGACTGGGTTATTACTACTAGTTCATTATACTTTGATATAATATAATCAGTACTACTCATATAAGACTTTGATTCATTTATTAGCATATTAATCCTATCTATTTTATCTGGTTCAAAGTATTTTTTATGTTCATCTTTATTATAACTTATTTCTATAACTTTATTATTTATATAGGCATACTCTTTATTAGGGTCTATTTCAACGTTATCTGGTAACTTTATTACATTATTACCAGATAGTTTAGTATTATCATCATAAAATCTAGCTTTTATAAATCCAGCTTCGTTTATAATTATTGTCATATTTACTCCTTAATCAACTCGGTATAATTTCCAGTTTATACCACCAGTAACTCTTCCATCACCCCATAATGCTTTAATGTATAACATTACTTCTATACATCCTTCTGCATGACCTCCATCTGATGCACTTCCTGATGAGAACCCAGCGGCTACACCTAATTGGTGGTAAATACCGATTCTATATTGGTAGCTATACACGTACCCACCACCAATTCCTAAGTCCAACTGATATTTTCCACAAGGTGCAGTTGTATTATAGGTATTACCTGAGTCATATCCTGTGTTGAACCACAACCACGTGTCACCAGTAAACTCACCAGGATTATAGTTACCTTGAGCTACTAAATACCTAGTTACGCTACCAGCACTATTAGCGTAATTAACGCTAAAGTTAGACGGGTTATACACGTACATTGCAGTACCATTACTACCACCCCATAACCATGGTGGTTGTCCTGTCTGACCAGACCAGTTAAAAGTCATAGCTGCTCCTGTACCACCACCTTGAGCAAGTGTAGAAGCCTTAGTTGCATTAGTAGCATTAGTAGCGTTAGTTGCATTAGTAGCGTTAGTTGCATTAGTTGCATTAGTAGCGTTAGTTGCATTAGTAGCGTTAGTTGCATTAGTTGCATTAGTTGCACTATCAGCCACTCTTGCAGAGTCCACCCTAACACCATATGTTTGACTTCCATTCCAACCCATTAACGTAGGGTATGTTGCACTCCATACATTAGTTGGTGTAGTGTTATTAACAGCAGTACCAGAAGGAGATAACCCTTTAGAGGCATCAAAAATAACATGATTATTACCATAGTTATTCCATGCTAACATATTAGCTACTGCCGAACTTCTATTAGTTGCCCAGTTACTAGCATCCCCAGATAGTGTTGTTGCAGCTCCAGTTAAGTTTGCTGTAATAGTACCAGCACTAAAGTTTCCACTAGCGTCACGTGCTACTATTGTACTTGCAGTATTAGTAGAACTCGAGTTCATACCATCGAGTAAATCTGCGTCTAACCCACTTCCAGTACCATCTACTGTTTTAATCTTTGTTAAAACGTCAGCAGCAGTATATGTAGTAGTATTTAGCTTTAATCCTAACTCATTATTTATTTTAGAAGCCGTCCATAAACTGTTTGTATCAGTACCAGTATCTAGAACTGTACACCCGTCTACTTTATCTACATCAATCATGTACTTAGTAGCCATAGGATTCCACGCACTACCACTATATGTTTCCCAATACTTATTAGTATTATTCCATCTTTTTGCACCAGTAGGTAAGTTAGTAGGAGTTACCGTTGAGCTATCCAGCATTTGTAGTAAATCAGTATCCCTAGCCTTTAGCTCATTTAAAAAGTCACTATAAAGACTGGTTAAAGTTGGTTTTGCAAAATCTGCCATACTTTTCCTTTTATTAATATAACTAGAGGATTAGTACCCTCTAGCAGACCAGCTAAACTGACCATTTATTCTGATACCAGAAGTATCATACATTAAAACTTTAAATGACGTTGGGTTTGGTGTATCCACAAAGTCATAAATAGCAATTTGAGGTGTAGTACCAAGAGGAGTTACACTAATTGATGTAATGTCAACAAAACTTTTGTTAAAGTTAACAACTGTTCCACCTACATGTGTTGATAAAGCCGTACCAGTACCAGAATCATTTTTAATCTTAGAGTCAAGCTTAACGTTTAGTGTTTTAAGTCGAACCCCAGCATTCGTACCAGATACTTGTAGATGTATTTTAACATATCTAAAACCAGTACCATACACTTGTGTTTGACCTGGGTAATTAGTATAAGTAGTACCATCAGCACTAATAGATATAGTAGGTGCTATTACAACATTACCAACAATATTCTCAATAGAGTATTCTAGTGTTACTAAAGAACTAGATAAAGAGGTACCATAATCAAATACCTCAGTGTAAGAACCAGATGTTAAAAATGGTTGAATCCATAGTGGACTCCCTGCAGTTACTTGTGCTTGAGGCGCTGTCCAGCTATTATTAACAAAGTGTTGCTGAATTGTCTCAACAGTATTAACTGGAATAACTAGACCATTATCTATTTTAGCATTTACCTTAGTACCACTAAATGTACTAACCCAATTAACATTTAAAATGTAATCAGGTGGCTCTGAAACTAGCGTAGTAGCGGATTTTAATGCCCCTAGGTTACCAGCAGAATCAACAGCACCAAGCCAGTAAGTATACTGCCCAGAGTTATTTTCAAATATAGTTGTAAATGTACCTTTTTTCTCGCCTATTTCTACTAGTGAATTTATACTATTACCTTTGTATAGTATAAAGTTCTCAATAGGTAAACTACCTTGAGTAGCGCTCCATTTTAATAGTACGTTATTATCAATCACCTCAGTTTGTAATGCGTCTATAGTTCCTGTTGAAATACTTAAATTTGTCTCTATACCTGTGCTTCTCGCACCTAAAACATTTACCGTTGTTACTTTAAATGTTTTATTGCCTACCCAATATACTGGCAATCTATAGTTGTTAGATTTAGATTTAACAATCTTGCTATCATACTCTATTTCATAGTAGTCAATAGGAACAGCTGAATTAGGTACTCCCCAAGACATTACTGCCTCTTTACCTTCAATTACAATAGTAACGGCTAAAGGGTTTGGTACTTGTACCGTAACAGTTAATAGGTACTCAGCAGATTTATTCCCAAGCACATCAGTAACAGTTATTTTAAATACTCTATCACCAGTAAAATTAGCCTTCATATAAGATATATTATCTTTGGTATTAACTGTAGTACCATTGTAACTAACAGTATAATAATCTAAAGCAAAACCAGCAACACCGTCAGTAGTAGCATTTATTGTTAGTTTTATATCCTCACCGTCTACTATGTAGTTTGCACCTATCACGCTAGGTGGAACTGTAGTAAATGATTTGCTTAATGGATTAGATACTTTTTTAATCATATCCACAGCTTTAAACACATACGTAATACCAGATGTTCCTACTGGGTGTCTAAGTGTAAATGAGTCTGAAATCTGAGTAGAAATCTTAACATTATCTTTGTACACCTCGTAGTAAGCAAAGTCTAGCGGTTTATTTGGATAGTTTATACTACATAATATATCTGCACCTTGAGGTTTAATAGTAACACTAGATATATCCTCAGGAGGAGATGAGAAAGCTGTAACAGTATACGTTAATGAAGTAGTAATACTCATATCTTCAACATCTTCTATAAAAATCTTATAAGACTTTTCTGGAACTAATACAGTATTAGGATACTCAAATCTTGTTTCTCTAATATTATTACCAAGATAATTTTTAAACCCGTCTTCCTCTAATAAATATATATTGTAATAAGAGCTAATCAAGGTATCCCAAGAAAAACTTATCATAGCTACTACTTGGTTATTTTCTAGCTTAACTAGTCTATCAGAAGCTGTAAGGTTACTCAACTTATTTTTTATTTTACCCATAGGAGCTACTCTTTGCACTATATCATTGCTATAGTTAAAATCCAAAATAGACTCATTATACTCTATAGCAGTAATACGTCTTGTAAGCTCACCACTTCTGTCTATATCAGTAATAGTACATAAAATACTATCTGACCCTTTTAATCCAAAGCTATACCTATCCTCTACGTTTATCTCGTAATCCTCTGGTATAATAATCATATTTGTTTCTAAGTATAACTCATTTTCAAACGATATACCTAAAATAAAATCATCAAATCTTAATGAACCAACTAAAGCAGTTCCAGCAGCGTCAAACGTAAATAAATTTTGGTCAGAGTCTTGTGCTAAAAAGTCATAGTCTTTAATATCATCTGTACTTTTATTTTTTATTTTAAGCGTGTAAGTTTTACCTTTTTCAAGTTGTACAACAGAGTCAAGAAATATAGCATTTGATACTTTTTTAGTAACAAGTCCACCAACACCATACTGCGTAACATCAGTTTGTACAGCTACTAAGTCACCTACTGTCGCTGTAATACTTTCTATATCAGCATCTAATGTAATTACTCTTCTAAGAAACTTTGATGATGCTAGTAAATACCTACCGTGAGTTAACGCCTCGTTTTCAGACGTTATACCTTTTATTTGTTTAGTAGTTTTATTACTCATAGCACCACTAGCAAGTGCAGTAGAGTCTTGAACACTAACAGAATTCATCTCATACCCTATACTAGCATCACTATACTGTATCTCAATTTCATTTGCAATGTCAGCGTTACTTAAGTACTGAACAGTCACATTCGTTGAGTTAGCAGAATTGAATAACCCTCTAACAGTTTTTACATCATCATAAATACAAGAGTACTTGTTACCTCTAAGAATTACTTGCCCACGCCCAACTTGTGCTACATCTTGTAAAGAGTTCCATATATCACCTGATGTATCGAATAAGCCATTAAAAGATAGCTTCGGAGTAACAGAGTATTTTGTATCTTTAAAAACTAAACTATAACTACAGCTTGCCCCTATTTTAAGGTCATACGTTAATGATACTATATAGTAAAGCCCATTAGCTAGAGTACTATGATTAGTAATATACTGTGCTGTAATACTATTTATAGAATTCTTATTTAAACTAATAGGACTAGAGGTTCTCCACCCTGTTCTTTTAATACCAGTTCCAGTAAATGAACTTGTGTTTAACAATAACTTAGATAAAGCTAAGGACTCACCATTAGGTAAATCTGTAGCTGGTATTACTAAATCTCCAGCGATTACGTGCTGATTTGCTATAAGACTAGGAATTGTTTTGGTAATAGTAAACGTATTAGCCACCCCACCATTACAAAAATCATACCATCGTTTAAATGATTGAACGTCTATCTCAGAGATATTTAAACCCATACCATAATGCTTGTTAGTAAGAATATCTAAACAAATCCCAGCAGGATTATAGCTACTATAGTACTCACCGTTTATCTTTAATGTTTTTCTTGTACACTTAACCTTAAAGTTAGGTCTAGAGTTACTCAATTGGTCTGTTGCTTTTAAATCAATACCTATCATTGCAATTCCGCCATAGTTTATATTAGCAGAATTAATCTCTTCTAAGAACCTAACATGACATTTATTTTGTTTATAAGGGTCCTCTTCATCAGCTGGTTGAGGTGTAATTCTAGTAACTTTGAACTCATACTGACCATCGTCTAGTATAACTGGGTTACCATACATATCAACAGGCTCAAAAAATCTCTTTAAAGGTACACTAGAAGATGCTCTAAATGATAATTCTGTAGACGCAGTAAATGTAGCATTTTTATTATACCTAGTATTACCAGTTTTTGTATACAAGTAATTTCCTGTGGCTAAACTACTATTACTGCTCCAAACTTTACGTATTTCTACGTGAGTTCTTGTAACCTGCATTTGTGTATCACCACTATACTCCCAATCTTGATAAGTAATTCCTGTATCATACTGGTAGTCATACTCATATTCTAGCACACCTCTAGGGTCATAATTATACAGATAAAACCATGTACTAGTACCTACTTTTCTAAACTGTACTGTTACCTTAACTTCTGATACAGATTTAGTTCCTTGCGAATCCATATTATACAGTCCAGAAGGGAATTCAAAATGCAGCCTAAAAAAGTCTATATTAGTACTCTCAGACGTAAACGTAAAAGGTACGTTATAATCTAACTTTCTAGACACACTTCCATTGTTAAATATACTATCGCTGTACCCATTCATTATACTTTGGTCAAATGTTCCATTTCTATACTGGTACCACCCATTCGCATCAGTTCCTTGCGCTACGAAAGATGAGTACGGCATATTATTTACTTCAATATCGCTAGAGTATATATTTTCTATTTCACCGTGACATAAGGCTATTTGATTACTTAACCAGTCATCAGACCCATCATAATAAAACCTAGAGTTAATTACAGTACCACCCATAGCGTGCTTACCATATAACACAGGAATAGGCTTATTTAACTCTCTACTTGTAGTCATCCCACTCCAAGAGTAAGTTTTAGACTCAAGTTCAGGGATGTTATCTACCATACCACCACCTTGTGACGGGGCTAATACAGAACTAATAATTAATGAGCCAGCGACTAATATAGCAGCAGTAAACGCCCATCCAGCAACCATAGCTGCTGTAGCCCCAGTAAACATAGCAGAACCTAAAGCTGTACCAGCTGGTCCAGCAACCACAGTTAAAGCAATAGTAGCTACAAGTGCAAGAATCTGTTTTCCGCCTCCGCCACCGCCACCACCTTGAACTAGTGGTGTATATGATATAACATCATTAGGTTTAACCAAGTACTCCTGAGGATTTTCTACAATTTTGTTATTAACAGACACCATTATATCAGCACCTAAACAGTACCCATCCAGGTATTTATCTAGTGTTAATCCATGTAAGTCTGTTTTAGTAACCTTTGAACCAATAGGGTCAAAAGGATTATCAATACGATTGATAACTACTGTACCAAATGTTAGTCTATTAGCTTTTTTTGTTAAGTCATATGTTACAACAGTACTCAACGTATCTCCTTTTATAAATTATCTTTTAATCCAATATACGTATAGCATCCAACTAAGCGTCTAGCCCACTGTATACTATCTAATCTATCAACTGTTACTCTAGAACCCTGCATTATATGTATAAAATCATTGTTATTTAACATATAACCTACATGTCGTATTATACCATTTATTTTAAATACACATAGCGTATGTGCTTTAGGTTCACATTCAACCCACAGACTTTTATCTTCTCTTACATTATTAAACATAGTAGGATAATTATCTTCATTACAAAAACTATGATTAATGTTAGGAATCTTAGTACCAAACTCAGCAGCTACCAATGAACATAAGTTTATACAGTCTAAACCATCATTTATACTATTACCTTTAAACTTATAGTTAACCCCTAAGTATTTAGTTATTACTTTATTAATGTCTTGCATTATTTATAAATACCTCGTGTTTCTATTCCATTAAATGCTAAAAATGGTAATCCTATTTTTTCGTTTCTACTATTAACTCTATTCTCGCTAAACCTAGCCATACAATCGCCTATAGTCTTTCTACACGTTAAAAGTGTTCTTGGAGCAAGTCCTTGAGTGCTATAAGGACATCCTTCCCCATCGTTAAACGTTCTCTGACAGAACCCACCAGAGTACTGCTGCCTAGGAAATTTAACTAGCATAGGATTTTTAACACCTAAATTAATAGTTAAGAACTGGTTATCAGCCACTAAGTCTAGTGATTGGAACTTATGCTCAATCTCCGCTACTTGGTCTTCTAAGTTCGTCCCATTTAACTGACTAATATGTGCTAAAGATATAATTACTTCCCAACCAGAACCAAACGTTTCATCTTGTTCAACGTACGCTTGTATTTGTCGGTCTACATTAGACACCTTTATACTTAACGTAGGTAAACTTCCTAGTGTAGCTTCTGGTATACTATCTATATCAAATGGAAACGCAACATACTCTTGCCCTTTGTATGTAATATTTTCAGTATTCCTTACAAGCCTTAATGTCAACGTTTTAGCTACATTTGTTAAAGTTAAAAATAACAGCCAAGGTTGGTATTGCGATATTTTATTCTTTTCTTCTATTAGAGGTTGTATTAAAGGTATAGCCATTTTACACCTCCGTTAAAGTAAAAGTATCAACAGTATAATAGTTAGCTAATGACGCGTCTTGCTCATACTGGATTGGTTCTTTAAATCTAACCACGTACTGCTTAGGATTACCATAAGTGTCTTTCTTAGTAGGATGGTCCCAAGTAAATGGCGTAACAGTTCTTACTGCTTCCCATAAACTTATTAACTCATCTATCTCTTCCTTAGTACTTACATTAATAGGAGTAATAGTGAATTCTTTTCTTATTTTAGTATATGGTAGCCTAGTTTTAACTAGACCACTAGCTGACTCAGACTTAATTGCTGTGTCTATCTCTACCTCTTTTACTTTTTTAATTTTAAATAAATCAAAATTACCCATATAAATCCTTATCTACTTTTTAATAAACTTCTCATTCTAGGGTCAGTTTGAGAAGCCTTCAACACAATGTTAACAACTTTCTCATACTCACCTTTATCATTTGTTTTGGTTATAGCTTCAAACATATCAGCTGATATTGGTGTACCCGTTTGGTTCTCAATATTTATACTAACTGGTATGTTTACATTAGAGCCTTGATTTGGCGTTGTACCTGTTTTGTTAATATAATCTAATGTTCCTTTAGTATCATCATTAACACTAGACTTACGAGTAATAAACTCTCCACCCATAGCGAACATTCTAGTCCCTTCAACAGTACCTAAATAGATATCATCTTTAATACCAGTGCCTCCACTTAATACACCACCTTTAGTGTATCCTTTAGATGGTAGTAAACCACCGTTAAAAAAGTCTGCATCTTGTTTTGCTAACATAGCTGTTTGTTGACTACCTATATTAGTACCATACGTTGCCGCAGTACCCGCATTACCAAAATACCCAGTTACAGCTCCTGTTATACCTCCAACTAATTGTTTAACTATTAATTGTTGTAATAATTGTTTATATATACTTGTTAATACGTCAGTAGCTAAAGAGTGCCAATTTAACCAACCTTCAGAAGTAATATCAAAGAAATTCATCATACCAGATTCAAGAGACGCTATACCTGCTTTCATCGTATTATATCCCACAGTTTCTTGGTCTTCTAACTCTCTTTGATACTCCATAGAAAATGTATAAATATCTTTTTTACGTCTTGATAATTGCTCTAAAATAGCTATCTGTTTATTAAGAGCATCAGCGTCAGCTTGATTAATTTTATTTGATAATAAATCCTGTTGAACTTTTAGCTTAAGTTTTTCAACTTCATTTGCACGTTCATCTTTAACTAAGCCTAGTCTATATTCCTGTGCAGCAATACCTGAGTCCAAGTTATCTTTATACTCAGCCATTAAATTTATTCTGTTAACTTCTGCCTCATTAGTTTTTGTAATTAATTTAAGCGATGATTGAGCATACTTATTTAAGGCTTCTTCATATAATGCTTGGTTTTCTTTTTCAGAGCTTGTACCAACAGACACTCTGTACTGTTCATATGCTAATGCTAATAAGTTTGTATCAACCCTAAACTTAGATTCAGCATTACTTAATGACTCATCCTCTTTATTAAGAATTTGAGTAAATATTTCATTACTAGATGTTTTAGCTGTAGTTATCCTATCTTCTATTTTTGCAATTGCTTCTGCTTCACGTTGAGCTTTAGCTTGTGCTCGCTCATTAGCTTTTGCACCTGCATCAGTTATAGAATTGCCTTTAGCAGTAAACATATTTTCTTCTTTTTTAACTTTAAGAATATCTCCGTATACACCGCTCATACTACTTATTACAGCTAAATCGTCCTCTAATGATTTTTTTACTTTGGAATCTGTTGTTGTCTTCAGAGTTTCTTGTAAGGTGCCTTTAATACTTTCAAGTTTAGTACCAAATGCTGTAGAATTTACACTAGCATCAGTAAATAATTTTTGAGTACTTTCTGAAGTCTCTTTAACCTTTTTATTATACGTTTCAATTAGTTCAGTATTATAAGCTTTTTTTCTGTTATCTAACTGAGTTAATGTTTCTTTACTTAACTCTTTACTAACACTAAGTTCAGAGGTTGCATAAGAAATCATTGCCTCGTACCCAGATTTAGCAGAAGATAAAACCCCTTTAGATATAGCTTCTTGGTCTTTTGTTACTTTTAGATGCTCTTTTTCTTTGTTAATCGTCTCTAGTTTTTTATCAAGTAAACCTTTTTCAATTTTCTCTGCTTCACTCAACTTTTCTTTATTTTTATCTAAGTAAAGTAATCGTTCATTTATTCTTTTTAGGTTTTCTTGTTCAAGTAATGATGTATTATCCATTACACCACTAATATCTTTTACTATCCCTAATCTCTTATTTTCAGCTAGTATTTGTGATTGTAATAGGGCTACTTTTGTGTCGTCTCCAGATTTTTCAGCTTTTTTTAATTCCTGAGTTAAAGCTAAAACATTATACATATCCTGATTTACTTTTAACTGTTTACTTAAATTATCAGTGTTAGCTAACCCTAACGTTAAAAACTCTTGACCAGCGATATTTAACCTAGTACCTAAGTCAATCCACGCGTAATACATACCGTCTAATCTATCACTAAACCAATCTACAATACCATCAATACTATCTATTGCATTATTCTTTATACTATTCCATAAACTTTCTAGTTTAACTTTATACGCTTCAGTTATTACTTTAACCGATTCTAGCTGTGTACTAACACCAGTTTGTAAATCTGTCATGTACTTATTAATGTTATTAGCATTATTTCTAATTAATGCTAATGAGTTAGCAGCCAAAATATCCATCTGACCAGTTAACTTAGTAAATTTTTGAGCATCCATACCCTGTAGAGTTTTTGCAAATTTCATCATTGCAATATTAGAGTCTGTACCACCTCTACTTATCTGTAATGCTAACTTTTCTTGGCTAATTCCTGCTTCATTAAAGAATGATGTAACAGCTTCTGAGTTGTCAGTTAAAAGTGTAGTAAATCTTCTAATCTGTGTACCAATTGTACTAGCATTAACCCCAGCATTACTAAATGCAGTAGCTAAACCACCAACCGCATCTTCTGTTAAACCAACATCTTTAGCGGCTGCTAAAGCATAGTTGGATAACGTACCAATATCTTGTGTACTTAGTCTTGATTGATTGGCTACATATGCCAATTTGTTACCTAGTGACTCAATACTTAGTGTTTTACCAAATACTTGTTGGAATGAAATTACAGCATTAGCAGATTGTTCAAAGGTATCACCAGTAAGCCTTGCCATTTTTAGTGTAACTTCTGTAGCTTTAGCTATATCTTTAGTAGCAACACCAGCTCTCCCTAATGCTATAGCAACCTGTTCAATTTCGCTTGTTGTACCACCATAAGTTTCACCTAAAGCCCTAACACTAGAATCTAGAGCTTTAGCTTGATTAATACTAATACCGAGTACAGCAGACATAGTTCTCATATTTAAGTCCGCATCAACAACAGCTTGTCCTAAAGAAACTACTGCAGAGGCAGCTGCAGCAATAGTAGTACCAGCAGCAGCGTATTGTGCTGTAGTTAAAAACTTATGTCCAATTGTAGTACCATGTCCTGAACCTGGTAATGCACCTCTCCATGACTTAGCTTCAAGTCTATCAGCATCTCTTTTAGCTTTTTCTCTAGAAGCTGTTCTTAATTTTTCAGCTTTATCCTCTTCTACATACGCTTTTTTTCTCTCAGTAATAATATTATCTACAGTTCTTTTATTACCAGCTACTTCGTTATCAAATCTTTTATTATTACTAGATATAATACTATTATTTAGCATAGTTTGTTCTTTAAGCATACTATTAATCTTATTAGTATTGCTCATCTCTTCTGCTTTATTATTAGTAATAATACTATCTATAAATCTTTTATTACCAGCTACTTCGTTATCAAATCTTTTATTATTACTAGATATAATACTATTATTTAACGATAACTGCTCTTTAAGCATGCTATTAATCTTATTAGTAGTATCAATATATTTTACTGAGTCGTTTGCTACACTTTCTTTATTTACATTAGTACCAAATGCTCTTAGCTTTTCTGTATCAGCATTGTACTTAGCCTCTAACTTAGCATCTCGCTCTAGTCTTGCTTTAATTATATTACTAGCTTTAGTATTATACTTTTCAGCATCTTTAATCATAGTATCTAAAGCATTTCTTTGAGTTAATACACCTTTAGAAACATAAGCAGTAGCCTCTTTTTTACTCGCAAGAATACTTTTATTAACTTTTAGTTCTTGTTCTAAGATACCCAAGTTTTCTTTTATAGCCTTACGTTCGTCGTTAGCGGATTTAGTTCTACTTTTAGCTATCTCTTTAAATCTATTTTGACTATCAGTAATAGATTTAGTTAAATCATTAATTTTAGTTTCAGCGTCTTTTACCGCTTGGTTAAAATTACTTTTATAATTCAGTAAAATATCTATTTGGTTGTCGGCATTAGTCATATGTATCCTTAGATTTAATTTTGTAATGCCCGTAATTCATTAAGCCTCGCTTTATAACGCTGAGAAACTAAAACAAACCAAGCGCTTTGCTCTTCTATACCTCCGCTTAACGGTAGTGTATTCATTGATAAAAAGTTATTTGATTGGATTATTTGGTTAACTATATATGTGTCCATAGTAGCAACAGGGCACTTGGTATAGGTAGTACTACCTACTCTTAGTTTGAATTTAGCAGTTGGTTCAGCCTCTAGTAACGGGCAGTTTCTAGCAGCTTGTAGACCTGGAATTGATTTACACTTTTCACAAGAATAAGTAGGTTCTTGTAGTTTTGGTTCTGTGACTAAATAAATTAACTCTTGAATATTATCTAACTGTTCTGACGTTAAAGAACTAATCTGATACAGCTTATATTCTAGGTAATTTCTATCGTCGGCTGATAGCGCCTGTAGTACATCTTTTTTACTACTAAAACCAATAATTCCTTTTATTTCAACTATACTGTCTTCTAAACTATTGTACGGCGTATACTTCTCAACCCCATCAAGTTTATCTTTCAAGTAATAATACTCATTAAGCCCATATACCTCTGAGTAAGATAAAGGCTTAATTAAAAATTTTACATCCTTATCTGACTCTAACGATATCCATATAGGATATCTAAGTAATGTTGGATGTCCGTATTTCATTATTTATCCGCGAATACACTAATGTTTTTAGGATTTTCAGAAACAGATAAAATAACTGTACCAATTTCTTCTATCATTTGGTATGGAATCATATTTAAAGAGTCACTGTTAATACCACCAGTTACTGATTTCCCCATAACTATCGGTTTACCGTCTATATCTTCCATATTTTCCCAGTCAATTATTCCCTTATAACAAGACTGTACAAAGTACATCCCATAATTACTTTTTACTTCAGTAGCTGTTCTTGTAACTAAAACGTCTTGTAACTGCGCTACCTCTTCAACTGAAAGAACTTTTAATTTTACTCTAAATGGTTTTTCTACACCGTCTTCTTTTTGGCTTTGAGGTGTATAAAAATATCCTTCTAACTTTGGGCTATATACTAGCATTTTAATCCTTTTAATAAAATATTTATAATACCTACAACATAAGCATTAAAAATACTTCAAGGGAGTTACCCCTTGATGTTACTCAAACCAAATTGAGAACGCGTCTTCTACACCATTAGCACAGTTTAACCCTGAGCTTAAGAATTGTAAATCAGCTGTTTGTTTATATACTGATGAATCTTTAGTTTTACCAATATTAGATAAAGAAACTTTAGGAGCGTAACCACCGAATTTTTTACCATCTATTGTATTAGTACTAAAAATTAACGCTCCAGATGTTTTAGCTTTATATAAGTTAAATAAACTTAAACCATCATAATCAACAGTGAATGAACCACCTAAATTACTTTTACCAGTTATAAGTTTATTACTAATACCACTAGATGTTAATGTCTCAGAATCGTATATCTCATTTTCTACATTAACTGTTAATTCATTAATATCATAAGCAGTACCGTTATATAAAAACTGAATATTTTTAGCAATATGTGGTTTTAAATCAAAACACTTACCAGTTTTTGATGTTGTAGTACTAGCAGAGAATCCAGCACCAGATACTGAGAATGAAGCTTTAACTATATCAGCTAATGGGAACTCTATACTCATAGAGTTAGCTACGCATCCTAAGTACTTATACGCTAAGTATGAAGCACCAGACGCCATATACTCTTCAACGTTAAACGACACTACAGGAGTATTTGGAGTAGCTAATCTATACGAAACTAATCCAGTAACCTCAGTACACGTTGCTGTAAGTGCTGGAGCAATAGTCAATACGTTCCCTGTAATCCCAGTAATAGTCACGTATTGATATACAGACGTACCAATTTTACATTTCAACCCTTGACCAATTTGGTATGCAGAAGCACTAGCCATAGTAATACTAGTACCAACAGGTGCAGCAGTAGGTACAGCAGCAACTACCGCTGGTATTTTTATACCCATTGCTGATTCATATAATACGTCACCATTTAATACACCAGTGTCTACTGCTGTAACCTCAACAGATAATGTACCACTTGATGTTTCTTTACCAAGTAAAGATTCAGCCTTTACTAAGCTGTTTCTAGTGATACCTCTCTCAATTAAATCAATACTACCATCCATTGATGGGTCTATTAATTCTACGATATTTGCAGGGTAAGCTATTGTTTCATTACTTCCGTATGAAGCCTCTTTCTTAATTCCCCATAATGTAGCTTTATCTAAATATGCCATTTAATCTCCTTAAATTTTAACACGAGCTACGTAATGTAAACTCAAACTGTATAATCATTTCCCTTTTTGGGAAATTCTCATACCTATCATAACCAACTGTAACTACCTCTCTATCAAGAATAGTAGTCCAAATCCTAGTGTCATCAAGCATGTATTTTATGATATCATGCTCTACTTTCACCCAGTCTAAAGGATTTGTATTATTAGTATTAATAAGTAAACTAACAGGGAATATTTCATTGTACCCTGACTTTGATTTTGTATTAGTTCTATTTTCAAACACAGTAACCTCTGGCATTATGTAGACAGAATTAAATTTCTGTTCAGACGTAATTGGTTCAGGTTTACCGTGAGACACTTTATTAATACTAGGTACAGCCTGTAGTACCTTTTCTATTTCAAGTAATACTTGTTCTTTCATAATCTACCTTGTGCTCTGCTTAGAAGTCTTGATTCCAACTCCTGCTCTACTCTGTCTTTCCAACCATAAAATGAGCTCTCTTTAAATTTTAAACTAGAGTTAAGTAACTCCCCATAATTATCTTTCAAAGGTTTATAATAGATAGGTACAGTAATACTAGCTTGTGCTTTACCTGACTTAAGTTGTTTAACGTATTTTAATCTAGGTCGTTTTAGAGATATTGAACTTCTAAGTTCTCCAGTACGTAACTTAGGGTACAAAGAAGTATTTTTAGTACCTTTAATATACTTTACACTTAACTTACCTTTAACCCAAGATTTCCATCTTTCGCTTATATCCTTAAGTTTATTTACATAGTTATCAATATGTTTATTTATGTACTGTTTAGATGCTCTTTCAAGTATTATATGTAACTGTGTTGATACTTTCATATTAGTACATTACTATTGTTCTATTTGAGTACTTATCGTAAGTCAATCTGCTTAATACTGGTATAGCAGACTCGTTAAAATAAGTAGTGTTACCTGTCGTATTAATCACTTTATCAATATTATCAGAGCTATTCTTCATTCTAAAATACAATGACTCTATGTGCTGGTACACTGCTAATTTTAAGTCATTAGGAACACTAATATACCCTACGTTTAACGTAATTACTAATGGTTTTCTAATGTCTGAAATACTAGTAGCTAATACTACATCATTCCCATAATAAGTAAACTCTTGAGTAAGCCCATCGTACACTATTGAATCAATAGACACAACAGGAGCAATAGGTAGTTCAAATGTACTACCAGATACCCTTAAGAAATGCTTAATAGTTTTAGTACTATTCTCTAGTATAATACCATAAGCATCTTCTACATATGTTAATACACCTGGAATAATCGCTGAAAGAACTTTAATATCAGACTCAGGTGCTTTTGTGTATAATAAAAAATCTTCAAATGAGAATGACATTAATTTCCTTTATTATTAAGCTTTAGGTTTAGTTTCAGCTTTAGGTTTAGTTTCAGCTTTAGGAGCTGTTACAACTGGGGATATGTCTTCAAACATACCGATAAATGTTTCAATTAGAGCTTTACCTCTAACGTCTTCAACTTCTTTTTCATCACCTTTGTTGTAAATAACCCCATTAGTATCTGTAAAACTCGCTGATGCTAAGTATCTTATTAACATTTTAATCCTTTAATATTTATTATATAGTAATAGTGCTGGAGGCGTAAAACTATTACTATATAATAAATAGTGGTTGCGGAGACTGGACTTGAACCAGTGACAATAAGGTTATGAGCCTTACAAGCTACCAACTGCTACACTCCGCAATTAAAGATGGAGGAAGATTAGGGATTCGAACCCTAGGAGGTGTTACCCTCGCTTGCTTTCAAGGCAAGTACCATAAACCACTCGGTCAATCTTCCGCTGTACTGGTAAGGCTCGAACCTACGACATTCTGATTAACAGTCAGACGCTCTACCTGCTGAGCTACAGTACAAATATTGGCGGACTCTGTAGGATTTGAACCTACGGTGCATTTCTACACGACGGTTTAGCAAACCGTTTCAATAAACCTCTCTGACAAGAATCCAATGGTGGAGTTAATCAGGTTCGAACTGATGACCTCCTGCGTGCAAAGCAGGCGCTCTCCCAACTGAGCTATAACCCCATTATAATAACGCATAGCGCTAACCCCGAAGGATTAGATAGCTATGTTAATACCTGCTACAGCATTTTTGTATGCTGGAACAATTGTATTTGGTGCAGCTTCAGTTGAATCGAATTGTGAACTGAATCCAAATCTTAATGAACCTGTGTTCACTATTGTTTGATTTTCAATTTTTCTATCAGACTCAGACATCGCGTTACCGTTAGCAAATAATTTAAACGTGTTAATATTTACTAATAAACATACGTGGAAGTCATTTCCAGATGCAGCAACTTTACCATTAGCAGCAACTTTTGGTAACATTGAAGTTGAGATAACTGGAATACCAAAGATTGAACTTACTTCTCCACCGAATAAAGTAGCAATTCTACCAGCTTTATCAATAGTTTTGAATGAATCCCAAGTTCTGAAGTTATATAATGTAGCTTCATCTACGATTAATACAACATTACCTGCAGATACTTGCATAGAGTCTAAGTATAACCCACCAGCTAATTGCATTTCATTAATTTTAGCTAACCATTGAGCTTCTGTTAAAGCAGCACCACCAAAGTTAACTGTTGCTTTACCTAATGCAGTTTTTCTTAAACCATTACATACAGTTTTTGGAGAACCAGGTAATACACCAACGTCCATAGTATTAGAAATGTCACCATTTAATACAGCACTTTCAACAGCTCTTGCTAATGAATCAACAATACCAGCTCTTACTTCAGCAGCTAAATCAATTAAAGCATCATCTAAAACTTCGTAAGATTTTCTTACAATAGTCATGATTTTTTTAGTTGTTTTAACAAAAGTAATATAGTTTTCACTTGAGTCAGTACCAGTTTGTGCTTCGTTAGTAACGAACGCTTCAATACCATAAATAGCAATTAAGTCGTGAGGTGTTCCACCATTTACTTGACCCATAGGGAAAAGTTTAGCAATTCTTAACTCAGCTTGGATATCTCTTAATAATGTTCCTGTGAACCCATCTGCTAATGCAATAGTAATATCACTAGTAACTCCTACAGCTTTAGCTCTAGCAGATAACATTGATTTATCTTTCTCAGATAACTTAGCACCTTTGATTGACTTAGCAATATAAGCAATCTCTTGTAATCTATTCTCAGCGTCAGAACCAGTTAATTCTACTTTTACTGTAGATTTAGGTGCAGATGTACTAGGAGCTTTAGCAACAGCTGTAGCAATTCCTGTTTCGATATCACCCTTAACTTCAGCCATAGCTTTTGATACGATTGATTTTAAATCCATATTAATTGTCCTTAAATATATATATTTAGTTTCTTGTCATTACGGACAGCAGAGGATTACTCCTCTGGGTTCACTGGAGCTATACCAGCACCGCTGTGGCTTAACTCAATAACTTTAGCGATAATAGCTTCACTAGCTGAAGTAATCGGTTCAATCATTTTATTAAGCTCTTCCGCTCTATCACTCAACTCATCAAAAGACTGTAAGTTTAAGATAGTTTCTTTAGCTGATGTTATATATGCTAAAGCGTCAGTAACTTTTTGCTCAGCAGCCAATCTTTTAGCCTCTTCAGCATCTGCAAGGTCTTTCGCTAACTTATCCGCAGCTTCTTGTTTTATCTTTTCAGCGGCGATATTAGCTTCAGCAATCTTTGCAGCAAGCTCACTTACGTCAATATCATTTTTAACTTCAACTTTAACCTCAGGTATAACTGGTTTAGACTCTGCTACAGGAGTAGGTTCAACTGCTGGTGTAACTGGTACAACTGGGTCTACTGTAGTAGTAACTTCTTTCACTTTTAATTCCATAATATTATCCTTTTCGTTTGGTTCCAAAAGTTTTCTAAGCTTAGCATTATCAACGTCTAATGACTTAGTACCAACTACTTGAAACAAAGCGCTTCTATTACTTTGAACAGGCGCTATACTTAATTCTATCATTTCACTTTGTGTGATTTCTACAGCATCATCTAAATATTGGTACTCTTTAGGAATAAACCCAATACTAAATGATTTCACGTTACCGTATAAAACATTTTCAAAGTCAGCCTCTTTACCTGTGAGTCTTTGCATCTCTGCCTTAACCCATAAACCTTTACCGTCTTTATGTAAAGATACAACCCTACCTCTTACTTCGTCCCAATCGTGATTCCATAATAACACAGGATTCTTTTGGTAAGCAGTTATATCCATACCCTCTACATTAACTATTTCCTGGTCTCTATCAATCTCTTTAATACCAATTTCATTTTGGTAGAAAGACGCATAACCTTCAATAAACAATGTATTAGGGCTATCAGGATTCTGAGATACTGCTTTAATCTCAGCTATCCTATGCAATCTAACGTTGTTAGATGTATTTTTAGTTTTCATTAAAATTCCTTAAACTTTAGCTGCATCTCCACCTCTCGTGTCATCTACTACGGACGTATTATCTGAGCCACCAGCGTTTCCAGCTGGTAAAGTACCAGTAGATGCACCTTGGAGCATACGCTCAACCTCTTTATCAAAGTTCTCAACAGACACTGGAGCAGAACCTAATAAGAATGCTGGGAAGAAATGTAAATCAGCTGCAGGAGCTTCTATTCTTGGCATTTCAGCTAACTCTCTAGCTTCGTTTAACGAACATAAACCTTCTTTATGAAGTTTAATTGCTCTATCAACTTTAGCATCTATAAAGTCGTCTAAAATATCTACCTCACTATAATCAAGTTTTACTATAATACCTTTTAAGCCCAAAACATTTCTGAAGTATCTAGTAAACTGTAATCCAATATTCTCTAATATAGGTTTTAACATAGTCGTAAACCATACTCTTAACGAGAATAAAAGCTCTTCATTCTTATTCGCACCAGCGTTACTATAATCACCTAGTAAAGCAGGAGGTAAGTTAAACTGGTCTAGTATAACCTGATTAATCTCTTTAAAGAATGCAAGCATCTCAGTACCTGTCATAGAGTTACTCATCTTGTCTACTTTTAAATCAGTGTTGATTAACATAGTTTTAGAAGAAGTACTAGACATAAAACTGTCAAAAGCAGTCTTAATAGCTTTTTGCTGTTTTTCCCCAATAGGGTCTTTAGCTGATATAATTGCAGAGTCTTTAGCTCCGCCCTGTGTAAACTCTTTAGTTTTACTTACGATACCTGCTTGAATCTGAATTACGTCGTTTAACGCTTGTAACCTAGATAAAGAATAAAGTAAGTTAGTAGGGTCAATAGAATCATTAATATAAATGATATCTTCTGGTCTATATGGTATACTTGTACCATCTTCTGCTTTATACACAAACGATGTAATTAATTTAGAGCCATCAGACTCAATGTCAAACTTAGACGGGTCGTAAGCGTAGAAGTTAACGTCTGCTTGTGACATTTTATCTTTATTAGGTTCAGCTATAATAATAGATGCACCTTGTGTGAATAAAGATGAAGCCATCTTTCTTTTAAAGTCTATATGTGTATCAGTCTCATTTAAAAACATCAAGTCAACGTTCTTTACAACTACAGGTTTAATAGCACCTTTTCCAGACTCTTTATAAGTCTTAAACGTACATAATGACATAATGTTAGACACAAGTCTAACTGCTCTTTCTATTGTTTCTACTTGTTGAATATAGCTTTGTATATCAGCATCAAATGTATTATTTGCCCCTGATGTATATGCTATAAAATCATTTTTTATAGTAGGCTGTTTCTTTATCATATCTTCAATTGTCACTCAGCCTCCTTTATGCTAATACGCTGTAGCTGTCTATATATAGGACATGCTCATTATCGTCTATATCTACTACTCTAATTCTAAACGTTAGTGAGTCAATAGTACTATCAGTGGGTACGAAGTCAAACTTCATAATATCTCCTGTAATATCAGTTACACTAACATAAGAACCTATAGGCACAGTGTCTCTACCAGCCTTTTTTAAAGGTAAGTAAGATACTGATGATATCTCCGTATTTAATAAAACGTCTTTTATATAGAAACTAAGTGTATTAACCTTATTAAGTTCTAGAATAGACTGATTAGTTAAATCAACTATCTCAAACCTTTTACTGTTAAAAAACATATTTCTACCTTTAGTCTCTGGTATTTTACTAAACTTATATATAGCTGAATGCTTAAAATCATCCCATAAGTTGACGAAGTACGGGATGATTTTAACAAAAACGCTATATATAAGAGTAGCGAATCGGAAGATGAAGCTATACTATATAGCTATAGATTAGATAGTTAATAACTAGTTACTATATAGTTATTAGATATAGTATAGATACTTACTATTATAGAGTATAGACTAGATAGTACAGGCGATTCTTAAAGTTAGCTTAAACTTAAAAATAAGCTAAATATTTATAACAAAGGATTAGTATGAGTAATATACAAGCACTAGACTTACCTAAAGGGTTAGCTCTTACAGACTTAGAAGTAGAGATTATTAGAGGTGTAGTATCAGGAAAACGAGTAAAGGTTCTTAGTACAGAGTTAGGGATTCCTCAAGCTAGTATCATTAACTTGATTAAAAAAGACAAAGTAAAAGATTTTATACAAGAGATGGTAGATGCTAGAAACTTAGCTTTAAAGATGGAGTTACCTAATTTATTAACACAACTAATACAAGATAAAATAGATATGGCGGAGGAAGAAGGAATTAGGTTAGGCGAGACTACTAAAAAAGATATAGTAGACATCATAAAACAGCTTAACGATACTATTAAGACATCAGACTCTCCAGCAGTAAAAGGTGAAGAAGATTCATTTACAAAAGTATATAACCAGATTAATGTGATACAAGGAGGTAACTAATGCTTAGTTATATCTTTACACTAATACAGTTTATACCTATTTTTGTTATCTCAGCGTTTAGTAGCACGTTTAACTACCCTGAGGCTGATAAGATAGTTGACCAAGAAAGAAAAGAGCTAGAAAGTGCTGCTACAGAGATTATTAATCATACTATTAATGTAGAGCACTTAAGAGCTAAAGGATTTTAATGCAAGATAAACAAATTCTTAGTAATGAAGAGCTACAAGAGTATAAATTAAGTAAAGCACAGTATGACTCCATGTCAGCCAATGACCTACAAGAGTACATAGGACTAGACGCTGAAGCTCGTGAGCAGTACAAGTACTTTATGGGATTTGTTACGCATACCTCTGAGGTTCGTGTAACGTCGAATAGAGAAATCAAGTTATACCAAGATACATGTGATACTATACAGTTGAAGACTGTCGCTCAATTACTCAACTTTATACCGCATAAAGGACAACAACCTATATTCTTTACATATGATGAGCAACGTGAGTTGTACAATAATCTAGTTTTAGTACTAGGAAGAAGAACAGGTAAATCTGCTAGTACCTCTATTATAGCAGTTAAAGAGCTACTTATACCATTCTCTAGTACTATACTTTTAACGCCTACGTTTAACAACGCTAAGATTATCTTTAATGAAACACTTAAGCACGTACAGGCTCTGAAGCTAGAGATTAAGAGTATTAATAAAGGTTCATTTAGGTTTGAACTAAAGAATGGTGCGAGGTTCTCTGCTAACTCAGCATCTAATATTGAATCTGCACTTGGTACAGCAAACTCTCTTTTACTATGTGATGAGAGTCAGTCAATACCAAACCTAGAAGAGATTATGAATCAAATGTTAGTACCTACATTGCTGGATTATGGTACTAGAGCTTCAGGTATCCTTTATGGTAGGCAAATATATTTAGGTACACCAAGGGGTGTAGACAATCAGTTATATGATTTATTTACTAAACAAGATGAACATAAGAACTGGAAAAGCTTCTCAGCCCCTAGTCACTCTAATCCTATTTTACCTAAAGCATACTTTGAGCAAATGAGACTAGAACTAGGTGAGATGTTATATAGCCAAGAGATTCTTGCACAGTTTATGGGTACTGATGATAATGTATTTTATGCGTTCGGTGAGCATAATTTATATAATGACGGTGATATGAAGTTCAGTAAATATATGGATGTAGTAGTAGGTATAGACGTAGGGTTTAGAGATAGTACCGCAGGTATTTTTGCTTATAGAGACCCTAGAGGTAACTACTATATAGATAAGGCTTACTCAGAAAATATGAAAGCGACCTCTGAGCATGTAACTAATCTAAAAGCGTTAGACGCTGAAATGCTAGGGACTACAGACCTTAGATATATGGACCCAGCTGCCGCTCAGCTAATATATGATTATATACACGACTATGACTACCAGGTTTGTGGTGCGAAGAATGCTGTACAAGAAAGTATTAAGTATCTTAACCAACTGTTTACACCAACAGGGGCTAATAAAGTACCAAGGCTTTATGTAAATGCTGGTCTAACTGAACTGATAAGACAACTTAAAAGAGTTCGTTGGAAGGACTCAGCTAATAAGACAGCTAAAGACCCATTTAGTAAAGACCCTAAAGGTACGCACTGGGACTTAATATCAGCGCTTAGATACGCTATTTACTCTGACCAACATAATATAGCAGCTAGTACTATTATTACTAGCTAAAGGAAACATAATGACAATAATACCAAGATTAGACCTAATTGAAAAAGACGGAACTATTTACTTAGAAGTACTTATAAAAACATTGCCTGTTGGTAATATAATATCTAGTACTAGTGACATTATAAGTATCACTGTACTCGCTGATAATTCACAAATAACATTATTTAGCTCTAAAGACCCAACGTACTGGTATAACACTAGACCCTGGGTAGAGTTAAGTACTGTAAAAAATTATAAGATTAGTATTAACACTGGGTATACAGATATAGTATACAATGCTGGTGTTATACATTGGAAGCATAAATGATATACTCTGTTGAGTTTACTAGATTTGGAAACCCTACAGTACGCTCAGCACCACTTTTAGCCCCATTAGCTACACAGCGTAACTTAAAACTTCCAAGAGTACTAAAGTGGTATACTAAAGAGCAACTTGAAGAGCTACTAAAACGAAGTAACTATGGGCTTAAAGAGACTAGGTTTGATAAGTTATTTAAAAACCTAGAAGCTATAAAGGCTAAAGAGAGAAAGTCATTTAGGTTTAGCGAAGCTGAAGATGCTTTTATACGTAACAATTACCAGTACCTTCCAGACTCAGTTATTGCCTTAGCACTAAATATACCTGTTGCTAAGGTACTAAATAGACGAAACTATTTAGGCTTAAAGAAGCTACAACAGGTTGATGATACACCTTTTGTTATTGTATGGGATAATAGAAGCCAGATGGATAAAGACCTCAAAAAAGAGGGGTTGACTCTACTAAGAGAAGGACTAAGATGATAGTAAATGGATTTAAATGTCTTAAATGTTTTAGTAACATTTACGTTGAGTATTATACTTTTAGGCAGTATAACGGTAGAGTTCCATCGGCAGATTCTGATTTAATAAAGAGAACTGATACGTGTAACTGTGGTAATTGTGGACTTATACTTGACCTGGATGGAATCGTGCACTTGTATTGTGATGATATTAGTACTGTACTGCTTTGTAGAGTAGACACTAAGACCCCGTCTGATGCAGAAATACTACAAAGTAGTAAAGGCTTTTACTACCAAGACTACTATAGTATTTCTAGTACACCGCACAGTTTTGAAGCTCTAAAGGTTATAGATAAACCTAAGAAAAACATTATACAAAGAACTTATAAAAGGAAACATAGAAATGGCAAAGAAAGCAAGACTAGAAATTAGACTAGATGAAATTGATAAAGAGTTACTTCGTAAAGTAGCTTCCTTAGAGAACTGTACTATTACTGCTTTATTGGAGGACTACATAAGTGATTTAATAAAACGATTACGTAGTACACAGTCTATTAGTAATATAAAGCCGACCGATTCTGATGAGTAACATTTTTTAGCTAAACTTAAACTTTACTTGTAACTGTTGTTATTATAGCAATTATGCAGGTATATTACACTTTATCTGTGCTAATAGTCGTGATACCATCAATTACAATTTTACTTTAAGTATAGCTTACGCTGAACGCTTGGCTATACTATGATGAGCCTCCTTAAACTGCCTTAAACGAACCTTAAGCGTACTCTGCTCCGCACGTCTATTAACAACTTGTAGCGTCATAAGCCGACAGTACGTACACCCTCAGCGCTAGACCTAGCGCTCCTACTACATCATCTTACTATACCTTTACTCCATCTAGTACACGTCTAGCGTTCTTATAGCCTAGTCTGTCCGTACAAGTCGTTTAGTAGCTGTTACAATATCTTCTAGCGAGTCCAGCCTTAACGATAATGATAATCACTATCACCTACCCCTATTATACCATAATAACCCTTAAACGAACCTTAAACGATAATGATACGCAGTATCACGTTCTTAAGCTCTCTTTAAGGTACTTTATGCTACACCCTCTAAAAATAAGCACTGTATATTTTATATACACGTTGTATAATAACTATACATACACTACACAACCGCTAAACGATAACGATTATCATTAACAAAGTTATTATCTAAATAAATAACTAAATAAATATAATACTTTATGTTAATAATACTATTAAATTAATACTATTTAGTAATAAAACAACGATAAACGAACCTTAAACGTAGCTTAAAAGGGCTTATTATTTAACCTTAAACGTACCTTAAGCAGATCCTTAAGCGGAGCTTAAAGCACCATCACTACGTTGTTACAGACACCTTAAACGATACTCTTATATAAGTATATGTTATATCTTAAACGATACTCTTATATAAGTATATGTTATACTACTTTATACTATAAAAGCACTTATAAGTGATGTTAAGCGAGAGCATAACCAACCTTAAACGTACCTTAAACGATTAATAACTAACGTTAAAAGTTATTTTATCTTAAAATGGCTATAAGGCACTAAAAAAGTAAAGTTAATAGTAAGGCTAAGCTAAATAAAACTAATCGTTTAAGGCACGTTAAAAGCACGTTAAACG